ATGCTCACCGTTAAGCAGATAGAGGCCGCCAAGCCTAAAGACAAACCATACCGCATGCTCGACAGCAACGGCCTTTACCTGTACGTTCCGGTGTCTGGAAAAAAGGTGTGGCAGCTGCGCTATAAGCTCGACGGCAAAGAGAAGGTGCTGACTGTGGGCAAATACCCTCTCATGTCATTGCAGGAAGCCAGGGATAAAGCGTGGACTGCAAGGAAGGATGTCTCTGTCGGTGTCGATCCGGTTAAGGCCAAAAAATTGTCTGTAAAGGACAACTCATTTTCAGCTATTTATCATGAATGGTACGACCATAAGCGGCAGGTTTGGTCGGAAGGATATGCGGATGAACTTTCTCGCATGTTCCGTGACGATATTCTGCCAATGATCGGATATCTGGAAATACAGGACATTGAGCCGATGCAGATACTGGAGGTGATCCGGAGGTTTGAAGAACGCGGGGCAATGGAGAGGGCAAATAAAGCCAGAAGAAGATGTGGTGAGGTATTCAGGTATGCGATCGTTACAGGAAGGGCCAAATATAATCCGGCTCCTGACCTTGCTGATGCAATGAAGGGATATAGAAAGAAAAACTACCCTTTCCTCCCTGCAGATCAGATACCGGCATTCAATAATGCACTATCTGGCTTTTCCGGAAGTATTATTTCGAAAATTGCCACGCAGGTTTTGCAATATACAGCGCTGCGCACAAAAGAGCTCCGTTCTATGCAATGGGAAAACGTCGACTTTGAAAACAGGATGATAACCATCGACGAAGAAGTAATGAAGGGGCGCCGCGTCCATGTGGTTCCGATGTCAGATCAGGTAATAAATCTCCTGAATACTCTCAAACCGATCACAAGCCCCGTTTCCTCTTTCGTGTTCGCCGGGAGGAATGATAAGAAAAAGCCCATCAGCGAGAATGCCGTATTATTAGTTATCCGGCAGATTGGCTATGAGGGGCTGGCGAGCGGGCACGGATTCCGCCATCAGTTCAGCACAATAATGAATGAGCATGGGTGGCCGGCAGACGCGATTGAAAAACAACTCGCGCACACTGCCAGCGGTTCAATCCGTGGAATTTACAACCATGCTCAGTATCTGGATAAGCGCAGGGAGATGATGCAGTGGTGGGCTGATTACATCGATGGTCGCGCAGGCGAGTAAGCCATTACGCGAATTTTCCCAAGATTAGGATTCCATCCTCGCCATCTCCTGAGATGCCAAAATCTGCGAGCAGCTATCCAGCACGTTGTCAGGCGTATTCCTCGATTATAACGATCCCATTCTGACCATCTGCACCAGGATTCACAGGCCTTGAAGGGCCATTGGAACATCCAGATGCCCCGCCGCCATATCCACCGCCATTGTTCGCTGGATTATTTATGGCAGGAATTGAGCCCCCTACGCCAAGTTGGCTATTTGCCCCGCGCGAGGCGATTGCATATTCAGTTGAAATGGCTGATGCACATTCCGATCCCGGACCGCTTATCCCGACAATATTCCAGCCGGTAGGGCTGTTTGAGTTTGTGTTCGCGACTGGCTGAAATGGAGGATTAGCCGGCCCCGCAGGGAGGCCCGCTTTGCCTCCTGGAGCGGAAATCAGCGCTCCGACGGAGCTAGTCCCTCCGTCCTCCCCATAAATGGATGATGCAGTACCACCTTTGCCGCCCTGACCAATAGTAATCATTACTGAGGTTAATGCGGATACATCATACATCCCCTCTGCGTATGCACCAGCACCGCCGCCATTGCTTATCGAAACTTGACCAGAACCGGTAGCCGGCGCAGCAGAGCTACCACCGCCGCCTCCCAAAATTCTAATCTTCCATTTTGTTACACCAGGAGTTTTTGTAAATGATCCGGAGCTCGTAACGACGCGCGGAAAGCCAATAAGGCGACCATTAATCGTGCCATCTGACGACCCGAGATTTAATAGCGCCTGCTTTACAGCTTCACTTCCTTCATCTGCAATTTCAGAGAAATTATTTGATACTTGCAGACAGGAAAGTAAAGACCCCGCAGTCATCATATTTGCCGCAATATCGTTTGTTGACCATACTCGCGGAGTTGTCCCCTCCTGACCACGAATTACCGTCATTACATCACCAGAAACAGACGTGACGTGCATGATTTCGGAAATTGTTTTCGTGGCTGCGTCGGTTATCGTTAATTTGAAATAACTTTCTCCTGATACCGGCGATGGAAATAAAGCCCCCGTTCCTGTCCCAACGGTAATAACGGTAGCGGACGCGCTAATACCCGCAGCGAGTACACTCTTTGCGTTATTGTTGGCTAATAGCTTCAGTGCCATATATACCCCAGTTAAATAATCGAATTATCAGAACGAACATCGCAGATAGTAAACGTCACGACCCCGATGACAGCGACATCGTCGAGAGCATCACCCTCTATCGCTTCTCCATCATCGGTTATCAGTGACTTTCCTCTCAGAAATACAGATTTTCCCTATCAATCAGCAGAAGTCCTAGAGCGGAACACCTACAGCATTAGCCCAAGCTGTCCACTGAGTGGCGGCTTTCGTAATTTCATCATCGGTCAGCGCGACATTGTGTAACGCAGACATTCGGTGAATCCCGGCGTTCGTCAGGTCAGACTGGTAACTGCCGCCGATACGCAGTTTTGCCCCCAAATCGGCCGGGTCGCCCATATCCGTCGTTTTCTCCGCTGACAGCGCCTTGTTCAGGATTTTGAAATCCATTTTCTGACCTGATTTAAAGCGCGCGCACAGCAAATAGTTTGTGTTTGTCAGCAACCCGCCGAGCGCGACTGTGCGCTGCGTCGATACGCCCCCATTTATAGTGTTAACAGCAAAATTTAACGTCATATTCGTCGAGCCTGGCTGCGTTCTGAGCACTACGCCCTGCGTTGTGCCTGAGCCTGACTGCCGGGGTCCGTTAAAATTGCTGAGCAGCAGAATCTGTGAAAGGGTCGGACAGTTGAAGATTGTGAAAAAAGTAAAGTCCAGAGGCTGAAGAATACCCGTATCAAGCAATGTTCCTGCAGGCGTAAACTGGACGCCATTTTCCTGCACAACAGGTGAACCCAGTACCGTTGCATCTACCCCATCCGGTGCGAGGTTCCGACCAGTTTTATCTGCCTCTCCATAAAAATTCAAATATTTCAGGCCACGGCGAACGAGCGGGTCAAAACCCAGGCCTTTATCACCAAAATAACCCGGAACAATAATACGCGAACCCATAATTTGTTTTCCTTAAATAGCGATTGCCTGGCGACGAAATGCCACACAGGGGTTATTCAGTGGGTATGGACGGTTTACCAGCTCTGGAATATTTGATTCCGGATATTGCCCCGTCCCTTCATGAAATTCGTAATTCGCAACAGCGACCGTTGTGTCGCTGTCAAACAGATTTCCGTTACCGTTACTTCCGGTCTGGCTGGCGTACCATAGATAAACATCGCCGGTCGTTTCACGCCCCAGTGTAATATCGACTACGGTATCGGCTACAATGTCGACCCGCGTCACCGGAACGTCCCCGGCGTCGTCAGTGACTCTGAATCCTTTTGCGGCATACGTCGTCGGAGATGAACCCACGTAGCACGATCGAAACTGAAGCGGCGGGCTCCACACCAGGAAATCCGCACGCAGGAATGTTCCGCTCAGCGTGACTGACAGGGGTTGCAGTGGACGCCAGTTCTGGCGACGATCAATTGCACGATGGAGCACTTTTCCGAACTGCATTCCCAGCCAGCGGTAGCCGTTCGCGTCAAGATGGCCACCCTTGTCGGTGACAGCATACGCCGGTGATGCCATCATTACGTTTGCATCTGCTGCACAGATATCGAGCTGAGCCTCGCCAATGCTCATATTCGTGCTGTCGCGCGTCCAGCTGCCGCTGGTCTGATACAGCACAGTCAGGGGGGGCTCTGTCTGCCCGGTGATAGCAGTAGTATCGGTAATGACATCATCAATGAGCTTTCTCAGGAGTGCTCTGTATTCTGCGCGGTCTGTCGCCCCTCCTTTTGTGCTGTCATAGTTATATTCATTGCCAAGATATAAAAAACCCACCACGCCGCAGGTTTTACCTTCGGTATCAGCAATGGCTTTAATCTGGGTAACGGCTGAAATGATCCGGTTGTAGAATCCCCAGGAATGGCCTTTAGAGAGGTGTTCAATAATCTGCCCGCCAACACCGCAGTTGACAGCCACAATTTTGCGCTCATCCGTTGCCAGCCCCCGGAACTGTAACTGCATTTCCCGCCACATCCACATCGCGCCGATATCGACGGTTTCACCGAAATTGTTGGCACCGCGAGGCAGCGCAGCCACGGCCTCATCAGTCATGAGGTTTCCGCCATCAGGAGGGGCGATTAAATCCTGCACTACTGCACGGGCTGGTCTGATTTCAGCTCCGTTAAGCGGCGTAAACGTCGAGCCGTTCTCATTTTTTGGCCGGACGGAGTCACCGAGCATATTAATGTTCAGAGTAGCGCGAATGTCCTTGCTCAGTGCAGCCCATCCCTCATTCCCGTTACTCAGCGACTGGCCGTCTGTGATCAGAATATTGTAATCGTAAACCGGCCGAGCAATACGCGTATTAATTTCGTCTCGTGCGGCAGCAGCAGCGGCAAGATTTGCTGCATTTCTGCGTGAAATGTCATCTACCCCATCGTTATTCTGATTGCTTTGCTCACCATTGAGATTCATCAGGACAAATCCCACACTGTCGCGAAATACAAAACCAGAAATATCCGCGTCAGATTCAGCACTGAATGCCTCAGTCACCAATCGCTGCTGCTCAACGACAGGCTGAACACTGTCAACAGAGCTGAGCAGAGGAGTCCCTATTTGCTGAATAACGAATCCGACGCTGTCCCGGAACACAAAACCATCAATAAACTCATCATACTCAGCCATCATCGCATTGCTCTGAATTGCATTCAGGCCGAATGCCGCCAGACGAAACCCCGCCTCATCATTAAGTGTCAGTAAAGGAGAATCAGCATCATCAGTAGCAATGAGAGATGAGATATAGTCAAGAACTGCCTGGATGGCCGCTTGAGAAGGCATTCTACGCCCGGTTGCTGTCAACGTTCCGGCATTATTAATATATTCATCAGCAAGTGAACTTCCATCTGTGCTGCGAATATAGGTTGTTGCGCCATCCGGGATGTTGGCAATATCCGCCTGCGCTGCTGCCAGGGTCATATACTGCCGGCTGAGAGGGATCAGGTTCTGCCGGGTTTCCTCAACGACCTTATCCCCTTCCGCCTTAATTCCGTCTACGGTGTAGTGCTCACCGCCTAGGCGATCGGTGTATGTCAGGTCGGTACTGGTGACAACCTTATCCAGCATGGCGCCGGCATAAACTGCGTCCCGGATATCAGTACTGGGCACCGGGTTGTCGGTTGGAGTTGGTAACGGTACTTCTGCCATTGTGCATGTCGCCCTATAAAAGGCGCACGAAGCCCTCAGAAGTGAATCTGATGGTGTGCGCGAAGGTTGGTAATTACTGCTGTGTGTTACGGATAAATCGAGTCTGAATATTCAGTGAGTGAGAGGGTTTGAGTATCGTCACCGTTTGGTTTTGCGCTATCGACGCGCCAGATTGTGGAGTTGAGTTCCGAGTCGGTAGCAATGAAATAACGGCTGGGGTTTTGCACATTTTCGCGGTCATAAATGTTCAGATCGAAGGTATCGGCTGCAGCCTGGAATGCTTTCGACTTGCCGCTTACCGGATAGGCCCGCCAGCGCCCGCGGTAATTCCCGAGGCTGTCGGTCATAACCACCCACATATCGCCCAAAGAAAAGTCGATACGCTCTGACGTTGAGAACACATCCCCGGAGCGCCCGGTGATGTATCCAGTCTGCTGCGCGTTGTCGTACATGTCCGGACACTGAACCACCGTACCGCGCACGACCTGAGTTTCTTCCAGCACTTTCACCGTCATGGTCAGGCGTGAGTAGAGGATTTTCCTCGCCTCAAGCCAGGCCCGATCGGTTGCCTGAGTGGCGTTGCGGCAGCCGTCCAGGCTGATCTGCATCGCGTTAACGGTAGCGTCCTCAGCCTCAGTGATGCCGCTGCTGTCGATCTGCAGGTAGATGTACGCCTTCTTGTTCGTCAGAGGGTCTACGTAGTCCAGTGCCACGCCGTCATAACCACCTGGTAGAGACATTTGCCATGCCACTTTGTACTCGTCCCAGAACATGTTTGAGCGCGCAAAAACCGCATCCGGATTTGTCACTTTCTCATCGCGCCAGAACGTCAGCACATCGCCGATATTGTTGCCGTCAACGCGGGACACATTGGCGATCGTCGCTATGCGCTCACCCAACGGCTGCTTCTCATCCGAGAAGGTGTAATCGAAATACCCAAGCTGAGCATCCGGCAGCGAATCGGCAATGGCATACAGAGCCGCGACGTCAATACTGGCCACGTCCTGCTTACCCACAATCACCCATTCGTGAAGGATGGCGTCGGCAAACGAGCGACTCGGCCGCAGCGTATAATCGACCGCGCCGGTTGTCCGGTCGTAGCTGATGGTATGCCGCTGCGCCAGCATGTTGTACTTCTGCTCGCGGTTGCTGTTGCTGTCATTCGAGCCCTTGATCGTGATGCGGGCAATTGTGTCCTCCGGATACACGACGTTTTCGCGCACGTTCACCGCATGGATCGCCATCAGTGTCACAACGTTAGCGTCATTGCTGTTGTCGAGGCGCTCGATGGTCACCGCATAGCGCCCCGCCCCGGCCGCCGGAACGAACTTATGCGTTGTGCGGAAATACCGGGTCGTCACCTGGAAGTCGTTATCGAAGAAATAATCGTGCTGCTCTGACGTGCCAGGCACCTGATTGTTGTCGTCATCGACCTGCCAGAACTTGATCCGGTATTGCGTTGTGCCGGCCGTCGCGCCGAGCTGAACCAGCACATGCACCCAGACCTGCGTCGAGACGATTGGCGACACTGAAGGTCCGATAACAAGTGGGGTCTGGTCATTCAGTGTGAACAGAGTCGCGTTGATGACCGCATTGCCCGGCAGAGACGTAATCTCTCCGGATAGCTCGCCAATATAGAACGTCGTGTACGACAGCGTGTCGGCGCCAATAAAGCTCTCAGAGGAGATGATATTCCCGGCGCCGGTGACGTTCCGTGTGACGCTTGTTCCGCCGTCGTTCCAGGTGGCGTTGATGACGAATGACACTGGATGCGGCACCGCCAGCGCAGCGAAGTAGGCAAAGTTGTCATCGTTCGACAGCACGACAGCCTTTAACTGATTACTCTCGATCGCCACCGATGTCGGCGCCGTCGTGGTAGCTGTCTGGGCCGGGAAGTCCTGGCTTTCGTTCAGGCCGGGGACTGTCTCGTTATCGACGTCATCGAACTGATAGCCGACTTCAATCGTGCCGATCACATCGCCCGGGTTATAAATCGCAGAACTGGCTCCCGCCAGGCTGCCGAGGTTCGATTCCGAGTAGCGGATCGATGAGATGGTGTACCGGCCGTAACCCACCTCGAACCATTCAGTAAGCTGTTTGTTATTGTCGACGAACTCAAACAGTGCTTCCTGAATCAGGTCAGGAAAGACGCGGCACTGGCCGTAAATGTTAGGGCGCCCCTTGTAGAGTCGCGCGCGGTTAGTCTGGCCGGTCAGATCATTATTCGGGGATTCGCCTGTCGCCACCGATACTGACGCGCTGGGCTTATTTGACAGGCCGAACACCTTCAGCGCGCCGGAGAGAATTTTCGTGACCGGACGCAATATCGTGGTGATGAGTTTGCCAACCCCGCCCTCTGGCTGGTCGAACACAGCCACCACGTCGCCAGATCGCAGTGGCCGGCTGATGTCGTAATCGTCCGGCAGTGCTCTGCCATTCAGTTTCACGATAACATCGCGGTGCAGCTGCAGAGAATCCAGCAGGCTCACCAGTGTGGTGCCGACATCTACCGTCCCCCGCTGCATCGGCGCGCCAGGCAGCCTCTGTAACTCATATCGAACCATGAATCATGTACTCCACGCGGCTGTAAACCTTCAGTAATGCCAGCGGGCTGTCGCAGCGCACGAAACCGAATTCGCCGCGGGCATGCAGGCACTTAACCGGGCTGATCATCACACCGATATGCGCCGGCACTTCGCCGCGGTAAAAAACGGCGATGCAGCCGGTTGCCGCCACCGGCACACGCCGCCAGTGGGCGTGTTCCTGTTCGTAGCAGGTAATGAAATCCGCGCCCGATTCGTAGCCAGCGATGTGATGCAGCTCCAGGCCGAGCACATGCCGGTAATAGAGAACCACCAGTCCCCAGCAGTCCATCTGCTCAAAACTACAGGCGCGGTTAGCCCATGGCTTGCCGTTAACAAGCCCGATAAAGTCGCTCTGTGTCATACGGTTATTAGCCCTGGATAGTCTTTCGTGGTGAAAATGATGGAGTTGGCCAGCGTCAGCGGATTGGTCTTGCCGGCGGTCACAGTGACGTTGCTGGCATCGGCTGAAATGTCGTTCACGTAAAGCGTCCAGTCTTTCAGGGATGATGCATCACCGATCGCATCCCACTGCTGATAAAGGCATTTTATCGGCGTCATTCGCGCCGCCCCGCGCCAGCTTTTTAGCGTCTGCCTCACGTGCTCCGTCGCGGCGACAAAGGTGATTGTCATGGATATAACTGCCGTTCCGTCCTGCGCCGGCTCGGTCACGCTGAACCGCGCAGGCTCGAACGAGTTGCCGCCAAACGTCGCCGGGCGGAATAGATTATTTACTACCCGGTAATAACCGAAAGCCGGATGGTAAAACTCCACTGTCCGTTTGATATCACTGGCTGGCCGCTGCTCTTTCCATTCTCTCAAAGTCGGCATTAGTCAGACCTCGGCATCACTTCGGTTATCAGGTAATCCAGCCAGTATCCATAGCCAGGCTGGGCCTCTACGATCCAGTCGTCATAGTCCTCGGTTATGTCCTCGATACCGTTGCTGATAACCGTTGCGGTCCAGGTGACAATGTTGCCGTTTTTGCTGGTCTGCACCGGCATCTCGACGAAATGCAGCGTCTGCTGCTGAACGCCCTGCGTATCACCCAGGTCGATCGGCATCTGGAACCAGTTACGCCCGCGGTCGCAGTACGTCGGCGAGCGAAGCCACGACTTAAACCTCTCGGCCTGCGCGAGCGTGAATATCCACTGCAGCGTCCAGGTCGCTTTCAGGTCCGTGGTGACCGGCGTGATTATCAATGGACCGACTGCCGTCTGCGTCGTCTGCCAGGCTGTATCCTGCCTCATGTTCTGATCGGCACGCTGGGGCAGTGGCAGGAACGGAGGGTATTGAACTGTTGCCACGTTTCCTCCGGGCATAAAAAATGCCGCAGCTGCGGCACTGATCTTTTATCAGGATGTTGCTAAATGTGTCTCGCTGATACTGTGTATTTTTCACACACAGCAAGAGAGGTCATATGTCTTACACGCACAGCAGGGATTACATGGAGGGCGGATCAATCGTTTCCGTTCAGCGCTCCCACCAAATCAACGTCCTTGTTATGGATGACGCTGCTTATAACCGATACAAGAGAGGTGAAAGCTGCAAAGTCTATGGCGGATTCTATAAGCAGTTTCCCGCCAACATTGTGGTGCCGCACTCCGGTCACTGGAATGTCGTTCTGGCTCTCCCTGCCGGGCATCGCGCTACATACAGATATTCAATCAACGTAATCAGGCAATAGCATCTGCCCTTTCGCCTGGAATAAAGCCTCCTCAAGGGCGGCAATGATTTTCTGCTGTGTGCCGTCCTTCAAGTAGCCCAACGACGCCACCCCCTCCTGTTTATCGCTGTCGCGGTACCAGATAACCTCGCCATTAACTTCGATTGCTACTTTCATAATGTTCACCCATTAAAAAACCCGCCGGAGCGGGTTTGGTTTAGTAAGCACCTTGCGCTTTTCTTCCGAGACCAAAAGCGCTCTGAATTGCTGAGGACATTGGTCCATTGCGATCAACATCGGTAAGAAAACCCTCTACTGTCACGACACTACCTTCCTGGCTGGCCTGCGCCTGGAATGAATGCTGGCCACCACTGGTCTGGTCGTAGAATTGGATATTGACCTCTATTGGCCTCGACGACTGCGATTCAGTTGAACCGCTGTCGCCGTTACTCTGGCTTTGGTATTCACTACCCGTCGAGGGCTTCTTGATACGTGGCATACCGCCAGTAACGTCTTTGTTGCTAAACACAGTGCCGTTATCGCCAGGTATCATGAATAATCCCTTACGGGTCTGCATGAACTCAGGTAAATCTCCCTCACCTACTGGGTAAACATTTCCTGCAGTAACCGGACCTCCGTTCTTACGGCCGCCAGCAACGTTACCCAGAGCCATTGATGTTGCCAGCCCAGAACCATAGGCAACAGCACCGACCTTGGCAGCAGCTCCGCCAGTTGCCACTGATGCAGCGTAAGCTGCTGGAGTCCATGCGTTTGTCAGCAGCGCTGCCTGTATCAACCCATTTGCAGTGGATGCAGCCCCGATTGTCTGCCCGATGATAAAGTTTTTCAGCATCTCCACACCTACCTGGACGATGCTGTTAATCACACTGTTCAGAATGGTGTTGCTGAGGGAACTCATAGCCTCCTGTGCTGACATTGTGCCGGTTAGTAGCCCAGTAATGGCGTTTGATGCATTCCCGCTAAAGGCATCCACCGCACTCGTCAGCATGTTATAGCCGAGGCTTTGCTGGCTGAGGATTTCCCATTGAGCTGCGGTCCTCTGCTGCTCGTACTGCGTGTCGGCTGCGTTTTTGAGGGCCAGCGCGTTCTGATGGGCCAAAACGCCCTGCTGTTCAAATTGCTGAATAAGAGCCAATTCCTGAGCGTGCTGATTGGCAAGTTGCTGAACAGGGTCAACCTCTGCAAGTGCCTGCTGGGTGGGGTTTACCACCTGCTGTGAGCGTATTTTTGCGAGGTTAGCCTGATGCTGAGCCTCCAGTTGCTCACTGGTTTGATCGTACTGTTGCTGGGTAATCCTCTTCCCATCAAGAGCAGTTTTCAGATCCTTCATATCCTGCTGATAAGAGGCGTTCTCTCTTGTTTCAGGGAGGAGCTTTTGAGCGGCGGCTTGGGCTTTGAGAGCATTGGCCGTATCCCATATTTCTCCACGGTATTTACCGGCAAGAGCAATTTGCTCTTGGGTGGCTCCCTTACCTAGTGATTGCTGAGCCTGTAATACTGCCTGCTCCCGGCTTAACTCCTGCGTTGAGCCAGCAGCGAGCTCTGATTGCTGCTTCAAGTTGGCTAGTTTTTGGGCTACTGACTCCTGCTGATTAGCAAGTTTCTTAGCCTCAGATTCCGCCGCCTTATCTTCCTTCTTCTGATCCTTTCTTGCCTGAGTGTTTCTCTCTGTTGCAGCATAATTATCCTGAAGCCTTTTGATTGCTAGCTCATCTGTAACGCCTGCATCCTCAGCATCATAGGCCGCCTGCTGCCTGGCTTTTGCTTCCCCCTCCAGCTTTGACAAGGCAAGTCGGCGCTCAGCCTGCTTAATTAGCTTCTCGCCTTCTTTCCCGCCCCAGTTTATTTTCAGACTTTCTGAGTTGAAGGCTTTCAGGGCCTGCGTTGATTGGCCGAGTTTTTCAGCCAGGAATGCCTGGGTTCCACCGAGGAATGACGCTTGCTTTTCTGCTTCAGCGATAGCGATTGCGTTATCTCTGGCAGCCCTCATCTGATCAACAATGCCCTGATTAACTTGAATGTTAATTAGGTGTAATGCGTCTTCAGTTTGCTTAAGAGTGGCTGTCGCTCCATCCAGATCCCTGCGCTTTTTGGCCAACTCGTTTGCGGCATCCCTTGCCTTAATCACGAAACCATTATTTTGATCTTCGGTAACTCCATATTGCCTTGCAAGCGTTGTATATTTCTCGTAATCGGATTGCAGACCTGAAATGGTATCTTTCAGATCGCTAATAGCTTCCTTTTGCGCCTCAATTGAGGTGACCGTATCAGCCCTAACGCCCTGAGCTTGAGCAAGATTCATGTCCTTGAGGCGCTTAATAACGTCAGGTACGGTGTCAGCAAAAGCTATTGCCTCTTTTCTGGCCTCAGCCTGTCGCTGTGAATACAGATACCAGCCAGCGGCAACAATGGCTATTACGCCAATGGGCCCACCCAAAGGAGCAGTAACCGAATTCACTACCTTCATTGTGTTTGCAAAAGTTATACCCGTAGCGGCCACTTTGGCTTGTGATGCCGCTAGTGCATTATTAGCCAATGCAGCTTCAGCGGATGTTGCGACATAAATCCCCCTTAGCCGTATAACGTTCTCAAGTGCAAAGGCTTCAGCGGCAGATCCTTTTGCTACGTTATACTCCGCAGTTGCCAGATTTAGAGCGGAAAGGGCAGCATCTTTATCTGCTACTGCTTTTCTGGCTGTTACTGATGCCGCTGCAGCTTCCTGCTGCGCCGATTGCCTTGTCGCAACTATTCCCTGAATTGTTGCTTTCACTCTTGAGGCTTGAGCGGCTGTTGCCATTGCTAGCGCGCCAGCAAACTTACCACCCATTATTGCAGCAGCGCCAATTAAAGCTGTCCCCAGCGTCTCAAGGTTTTCGCTTATTGTAATAACAGAGTCTCGGAACCCTGCTGCGAATGATTTAACCGTTGAGTTTTCGCCAAAGAACTTCGTTACGTTGTTACCGGCCACCTGCAATCCCTTGGCGATTGAGACGGTGGTGTTGGCAAATTCTTTGCCGATTGCATCCCCTTGTGATAAAAGCCCTTTAACCACAACGTCTGTTGTCAGTTGCCCTTGAGCGGCCATAGCCCTTAACTGACCGATAGAAACACCCATCGAATCAGCCAGAGCGACCATGAGGCGGCTCCCCTGCTCTGACACTGAGTTAAACTCTTCGCCGCGCAGAACGCCGGAAGCGATACCCTGTGATAGCTGAATGATTGCGTTCTCAGCTTCCTGAGCAGTTGCGCCGGATACCGCAAATCCCTGGTTGATAATGGTGGTAAGGCGGGTTAAATCTTCTGCGCTGGTGTTGTATGTTCTGGTTCCGCGCTCAAGCCGGGCGTAAAGAGTCGCCGTGCCGTTCAGGGATGACTGGGTTGCTTGTGAAACATCAAAGATCCGCTGCATAACTTCGGCCTGCGTCTCTCCAGTACGAACCGAGTTAGCGACTTTGTTATTCAGTTCAGTCCAGGCATCGGCGTAACTCGCAACCTGTTGCACAGAAAGCGCGGCCAGCAAGCCTTTAGCAACGCCAGAAAGGCTGGACATTGTTCGTTCCATCGATCCAATAGAGCGCTCAGTGCGGTTAACGCTGGCTTCAAGGCGGCCCATGCTCCCATTAAGACCGTTCAGTGCCGCATCAACTTCTCTTCGCGCTGCCAGTAAACGCGAAGTATCCATGTCGACTTCATAGACAACGCTGCCAGCATCAAAGGTTCCAGCCATTTACTTTTCTCCGGGCAATAAAAAACCCCGCCGGAGCGAGGTTGGTTAATTCAATCCATAATTAAATCAATCTTCTCCTAAGCGCACTGCTGAGCATGGAGTAAAACTGTGTGCATCTGAAATATATCCACTGACCTTTTGAGGGTTGTATGCAACTCTCATTGAACCACCATTGAAGGTTATAGAATACTCTCCGTTTTTAAATGATGCGCTTTCACCCTGGTAATACGATTCTCCAATCATAACAAGCGGTTTATAGCCAGTTGAAAACCCTACACTACCAGCCCATCCACATTCAAGAAGCATGAAAAGATGAGTCTCCTTGAGGAAAAATTTATGTGCCTCTTTACCGCCCCACGGAATGGATGCAATTCGTTTCATTTGCTCTTTGACGTCTGATTTTGTTCTATCCAGGCCATCTTTGGCGACATCAACTGAGCATTTATCCCACTGCTCTGTGGTTTTTTTTATTCGGTCAGATATCGCAAAGTTAGATTTGTCCTGGCTAGCGGCAAATACCTTTGTTTTATCATCGACGAAAATCATACCATCTTTCTTTTCAGTCAGTGGTGGGCTTACTACATAAGAGCCGTCTGGTCTATATGCTGTAAAAGATTTTCCGTCGAATTTCACATTTGCACTGCCTTTAGTGAGAAGAGTTGGAGGTGAGGAAAAATCCCCAACCGCATACTCACAAACAAGCTTTTCATTAGCCACAGCCACGCCTGAGGCCATCAAAAGACTAAGCGCAATAAAACCCCTCATATCCCTATCCCCATCAGTAAATGATGCGGCAATCGTAGCAGAGGGGAAGCGATACGACAAAACCACCTGATCGTATATCAGGAAGTTCAGCGGTGTTCTTCCGAGTTAGTGAATTAAAGCGTCGAAACAAAAAAAACAGCCTACCGGCGGGTTAGGCATTGTATGTCTTTAGCTTATCAAGTTCATCTTGAGAAAGCTCAGAGAATGTATCTTCTACAAGCTTAATGATCGATGGCAGCAATGAATCAATCTGATCATGTGCGTTAGGGCTGATTATGGCTACTATCTGGTAGTGTTCATCATTATAAAGATGCTTAGCGTAAACCAAATAATTATCGCAGGTTCTCTGGCTCAGCGAGTACTCTGGAGGCCACGGCTTATCGCCAGGAAGTTTAAGATGAATCTTCCTGATGTTTGCGGCCATAGCTTCGTAGCTTCTTTCAAAGCCACCATGTGAACCAAAACACCAGTATTGGGTTTCATTGGATATGGTTTGAGCCAGCATCTTAGCGTATCTATGCGCTGCGGATTGCTGGTATAACCCACTAGTAATACTGACTCTTACCATGTCACATCCACTTTGGAGAATCAGCCCCCAGCATGATGTGTGAAGTTTTAATTAATGAAATCGCGTCGTCACGACCTATATCTAAAGATTCAACATCGGCGGACGCTGGTTTTGCCTCTTTGACTTCAGTAATCATTTGGTTTGCGATGTTTTCGGCTGCTGAAAGTGCCTTAACATATTTTTTCTTTAAAGGTCTGAGCATGCTGATATGTCCGCTCCACATAGGAGAGCTTTCAGCAAATGCAAACATTTCCACAACATGACCGCGAGCATTCTTACATGCCACAGCCAAAGCATTCATCGTCTCAATGAGCCCTTCAGGCGCGCTCCCTAAATCAATCTCCCCCGAGCGCACATTAGCCAAGTGATGCATGCCTTCTTTTGCCATGTCTTCTATCAGCTTGATGCTTGCGACAACTGCTGTACACCTGCGCAAAGACTCTTCCGCATTCAATCTCGCAGGCATTTCGCAGGCATTAGAAATCAAGGGCTTGAATGCACTATTAACAGCATCCTGAACCTTGTTCATTTGTTGAGTTATCGCAGCCAATGCAATCGCTTGACTGATAGCCATACTAATTCCCTCTGCCGCTCTTAACGACTTAAATGCCACAAAATCATAACTAGCCTAATGCTAAAAGTTAGCAAAGTGTATTACCTCAAGGTCAATCCTTCAACCTTTGGTTGAATCTAGCGCGTTCAAAATGGCCTTAAATGTCACTCAAAAAAGCACAAAAAAGCCGTGTACCAGGATACGCCTCAAATCAACGCCTCTTGTAGCGCTTCTGGCTTCGTTTTAGAGGGGGTTAAATCGATCTCACTTTTTGTGCGGTATGTGCCATCGATCACGCAGAGTATCATTCTGACAATAAAAACGACCTTGAGTACTTCATCGCTCCTGCTCCATCATCGCCTGTCTGCGCTTACGGCGCGCAAAGTAGTCATCTGCTGCGTGATCGTACTCTTCGCGGGTATACCCTTTCTGCTCAGGGTATTTGGCGATGAGCATTAACTGAAACTCGGTCATAGTGAGTTGCCCGGCCTCTTCCTTGCTGATCCCGAAGTGGTTGCGTGCAGCGATGACGTAATCGGCAGCCCGGAACTCACTGGTTTTTTCATTTGTCTCATGGCGCTGAAGTTTGCGCACTTTGGCCTTTCCGATAATGCCGTGCATTATCAGACTTTGTGCAAGGATGACCATATCCTGCGGATTCATGACGCCCTTATGCCACACAAACGCCCTTCTTTTGGTTTTGCCGGGCTTCATCCAGCCAACCAGATCACCTATGTCATCATTGCAGCAAGCGGTGAGGACCGTGTGGGCGGCCAGTAGAGATTTCTTATCAAGATGTAAAGCAGAAAGGTGTTTAGCCAGCCATTCAGGCACTCTGCCGTATGCTTCGACAACCCTCTGAATGAGAGGTGTTATTTCATCGTTGAAGAGGTCATAGAACGTCTGAACTATTTCTGCTGGCTCGCCGATGCGCGACATAGCCATGAATGATGGCCGGAAAAAATAATCCCGGTCCCCGACGGTTACCAGGCATTCTCCCAGCTCTTTTAGCGGAACCATTTATGCCTCCTGTAAACAAAATCAAGGGCAGAAATCCTGCCCTTTGTTTTGCTTACACCGTGACAGTAACCACGTGGGTAGCCACGAATTCACCATCAACCGTCTTCACAGTAACTGTGGCTGTTCCCGCCGTTGCACCTGACGGCGCTGACACGGTTACCGTATTACCAGTGATGGCGACGGTTGCACGTGCCGGCACGGATGAGCTAGCTGTGAACAGTTTGTTATCAGCATCTTCCGGTGCAACATTCACCGCGAATGTAGTACTGGAGCCAGCAGCAATAGAACTGGTCGTCGGCGCAACACTTACACCGGTAACCAGAATGTCACCATCAGCTTCGGTGATCTGGAAAGTCTGACCGTCAGCCAGTTTGAACTCAAAGCTGTAGGTCACGATTTCTTTCACACCACCGCCGTCACTGGCTCCTGATGGGACCATATAGCCGATGTGGTAATAATCGCCCCAGTGGAAACGCATCCATACACCTGGCTGGCGGCGGGCACGAACCTCATCGACGATGTATTTCACGAACTGCTGAATGCCAAACTCATCAGTGCGGTCTTTAACGCGAACCTCCCCTTCGATGGAGTAGGTCGGGTCCAGACTGGCAATCAGGTTTGAACTGAATCCGCCGTTATCAGCATCAGAGGTCAGGGCCTCCGGGCTAAGGTCCCACGTTGCCGATGTTGGCAACCCCATCAGTTTCCAGTCGCCTTCCGCCGGAAACTGGTCGGCACAGCCGTAAGCCAGTTCCAGCGTCTTAGCGCGACCAATTAGTTGTCCGTTGTCGGAGCAGCCTTGCATCGTTGCTTACCTCGCTTCAGATAATAAAAAAGGCCGCTCCAGGCGACCTTATGTGGTTTTATTCGGTGTTATCCGCCAAAGAGGCAGGCGAACTGCAGGCGCCACACCATACGCCCCTCGGCTGTGATAATAGGCGAAGGAATTCCGCCCATGTTGGATATCTGCCCAAGGCAGGTGTGCGTCATCGGGTTTTGCTGCACGTAATCGATGATGGCCTGAGCGTCGTTCTCTGACTGCGCATAGTCAGCAGATGCCTTTCCCTTGCTTATCACGTCCACCATGACGTAGTAATCAGCGGCCATATCACGATCTACTGGCGTGCCACCATTTGGTCGGAACACAATAAAGCGGTCAGATGCCTTGCCGGTATCATTCCATGACAGTGACTGAACGATGTATCCGGCAGTCAATCCTGACTCAACAAAGACATTTCGAACTCGCCTGTGCATAGGAGGTGTCATAGCTCCATCTCCCTGCGTATAACTGCGTCAACTCTGTCTCTGGCGTTTTCAGCACCTTTCTCAAGGAATTTTGGCTCGCCTGATGTATCCCATATATTTCCACGGGAGCCGGGCGCTTCGCCTTTTCTTACAGGACGCGGGGTGTTTTTTCCAAGATGAATACCTTTGGCCTCATGCACGTACGCCGCATAATTTGCAGAATAACCAATTCTCCCGGTTAGTCTGGTGCCCTTGATAACAACCTCTCTAAACTGAGAGTTAACCAGAGTGCTGGTATCGATAGGAACCAGCACCGCGGACTCCAGCCCAATCTCAAACAGAGCAGAGTAGAGCGCCCGCATGGTTTTTCTCTTTTCGATATTATCAATCAGCCGGTTGATATTATTGCTGACCTTGGAGACTCCCCGAACTTTAACGCCCATAATCAGACTCCCGTTATAAGTGCGAAATCGTCCGCCAGTCGCTCGAACGTATCTGCGAACTGGACGATCTGCCGAATCTCATCGGCCTCATCCGGCGGAGCCGCATCGGTCGACGCGCCAATCAGGATGTAATCTCCCTCCCGCGCCGTTGCGTACTCGGTCCATATCGTGTTTTTAACCACGATCTCCCGGCCAAGGTCACCGATTTTTGCAGAGAGACCACCCTGGTAGTCGCAGAGGATAGCGATCGGCGCTTCCCACCCGTACGGCTGACCTCCGCCGTCGGTATCACTACCGTCAGCATCGCGTATGCGCCGCCAGATTGTCGCCGTCGCGGTGTATGACCAATTGGCTACCGATGACATCAGTCATCCCTCCATCGCAGCACAACAGCGCCTGTGGCGCGTATGCGGTCGCAGTTGATGAACCACTCACCGTCGCTTTTCACGTACGCCGTAGTTTGCTGGCCGGTATCGGTGATCACCCACACCCGGGTAAACGTCCGCGGCAGCCGTTGCTGAACTGAAACCCACGCCATTAGCAGCCCCCGACCACCATAAACAGGCCCACACTGTTGCCGGCGCTGATCGGAAGTTCACTGGTGCAGCCGCTGGTATCCAGTTTCGCCAGCGAGTCACGCAGCCAGGTGATGCCATCGTCACCGTAATCGAACGAGCGGGACGCGCCGGACGGAGCGCCCTGCGATTTGATGCGGCGGGCGCCGGATGACGTCGCCATGAGCGCAGCGGCATACATCAGGGTCAGCTTTGCCGAACAGCCGTCATATCCCGCACCATCGAGGCACGGGATAATCTTGTTCACCACGCAGAGAATCGGATCAAGGAGCGCGGCGGGGATGGCGTAACCCAACTCACCGAGGAACGCCTGCACGTCTGCCGCTGTGATTGGGTCAGCCATGGTTATTTCGCCTTCTTCGATTTGCTGGCAGATTCTTCCTGCTGCTCTGCCTGCTCTGCCTGCTCTGCAGCATCATTACCCGGCGTAGCCACTTCCAGCGCTTGCTCTTCCACTTCGCCCACCACCGACACACGACCAGCAAAAGCTGCAGGAACGTCCGCCGCGACGAATTCGTGGCCAACAGGAAGTTGCTGGAAGACGTCATCAATCATGCCCCAGCAGCCGGTTTTCTCGACCTTTAACGTTTTCATGCTTTCTCCCAAAGAAAGGGGCCAAAGCCCCTTAACCCTGTGCGTTGAAGACTTTAGAGCGACCGTTGAAATCACGCTTAATCTGCAGACCAACAGCACTCCAGACCAGAGTGTTGTAGTTGTCGAACGGATTCTGTCGCGGGATCATGAAGGTACCCACCGGCGCGGCGATGCGCGTCTTGATGTACTGCGAGTTGCGAACGTACGCAATGAAGTGGTTACCGGTCAGCTTAAAGGTCTGGTTCACCGACTCAATGCGGCCGTAGCGCAGGATGTATTCCAGCACGGTGCCTTCTTTGAAGCCCGCAGCGGAGGAGTACGGCTTGCTCATGTTGCGCATGATGTCAGGCGACACCCAAACCTTCACCTTCTCCTGCACGTAGTTATCGTCCAGAAGCTTCGCGAACGGTCCGGTGAAGAAAGCGACCATCTCGTCAGGAGTAGCAGTGGTCAGGTCGATGTTGAGGCCTGAAGCACCCAGGTCTACCTGATTGGTGTTGGCGTGGTTGGTGATACCAGCGCCGACATAGCCCTTCACCTTCACCTTCGCATCGCCGGAAAGCATGTAGTCGGCCATATCTTCGCGGATGGCTGCAACATGCGCTTCCTGGTCATCGGCCATTGCATCAAGGTTTTCGGACTGCATGCCGTTCCATTCACGCCATTCACGGCTGTAGCCGGTGTTGAAGATCGGGATCGGGTCGCCGGCTTCGTCGTAGATGACTTTATCCAGTTCTTCCGGAACATGGCCCGTCAGTGTGCGATGAACCTTGCCAGCGTCGCTGGAAACGCGGTAGAGCGCCGCCGTCTTGCCGATTGAGATCGGCGTACCGAGACCGAGCAGGTCATCAAGCAGGCCGTTGCCTTCGTCGTTGCGGAAGACTCGGGTGGTGATGTTGTCAACTTCACGCCAGTAGTCTTTAGAGATCAGCGCAGCCTGGTTAACTTCCAGCGCGCCGCCGTACTGGGCGGAAATGTTGTTCTGGTTAACGTTGAAGGATTCGCGCTGCATCAGCAGCTGATTCCATGCCTTCTTGATCTGGTTATGTTCAGTAACCAGCTTTTTGTTAAATACGATCATGCTCATGCGGTAGCTTTCCCTGATTTGCGAACTTTCACGAGCTGGGCTTCAGCACCAACGGTGATTTTTTCGCGTGAAAAGAAGAGGACCTGGTCGGTTGCTGGAGTGGTCGACTTGGCCAGTGTGCCGTCACCGGCAGAAACCAGACCTTCGTTTTCCAGCAACACTTCGCCAGCCTTTACCAGCATGTGGTAATCGACATCGTCTTCGCACATGATGGCCGCCCCAGTATCCCCGGCCGGCACTGCATCGCGGATATCACCGCCGCCGATATAATTGTGCTGGAGCGCCAGGGCTACCCCTGCACCACCGGCCACATTGTGAACAGCAAGTTTCCCTGTGCTATCCAGCATTACCAGAGATCCTGGCTTCACTGCTGCCGCCATGATTGCTTCAATGACCTGCGGGTCATTCTTGCGGGCCGGGCCCGCGATTACGGTATGGAAACGAGGTGCGAGAGCCATTATTCAGGAGCCTCCATAGAAAGGATTTCACTCTGAGCGCCATTCCCCTGGAATGCCGGGTTCAGACCGGTGCTGGTCTGGCACTGCGAGTACATGTCGTTCAGCGCTTCGCCGGCCAGCGAGTTGATCGCCGCTTCGGTCATGAACGGGAATTTCGCTTTGACCGCTTCACGCTTGGTCTTGAGGTCTTTTTCAGCGTTGGCCTGCAGCTGAGTTTTCAGCGTGCTGATCTCGTCAGTCAGCGGCTTAATCGCCAGATTTACTGCCGCAGTAATCGCGTCAGAGTTAATCTGAGTACCCGGCTGGTCGCCTGCTTTCTTCTGAACCTGCTGGTTATAGGCATCCCAGACCTGATCGTCGGTCAGCCCCTCGGTTTTAACGCCTGCGGCATTGAGCGCGGCGATCATCTTCTCTTTCATCGGGTTTGTTTCTCCGTTGGTTTTGACTTCGTACTCAGTGGGTTTGCGCACGACCTCTACTGGATCGCCGACCAGCGTGACTGTGCTGTCGTCGATGAGGTATTTTTGCTGGAAGAGCTTATTGCCCTCTTCGAAGATGAATTTGTCTGGCCACACGGTCACGACATAGCGATACACATCGCTGCCTGACGGCGCGCGAATGGCTTCACGCAGCATCTGGTAGATTTCATCGAATGAGGCATCTGAGTTGTGGGTGAGGAAGAACTTCACTTTGTTCAGCAGGCCATCTTTGAGGCTATTTGCGGCTTCAACGAGGCTTGCAGTTTCGACTTCGCCTTCCTGACCATCGGCATTCACGAACATGCCGACGCCTTCTTCTGGAGTACCGGCACCCGGCTCATCGAGCAGGATAGCGATATGGTCGAACTGCATATTGCGAGCGATCCATGAGTATTTCTTCTGCTTCGACTCGCCTGATTTTCTCTCTTTGTTCGTGAGTAAGCCGGTAGAGAGGTGGATCGGGTCGGTGTTGGTGCCAGCGATCATCTCATCAAGGCGATTAATCAGTCGCTTACCGTCAGGCTTTGTCTCGGCGACCGCCTTATTGATATAAACGTCCATGACAACCTGGTCGCCTGACTTACTGACGTTCTGCGCCCATGCACCGACGTGATAGCTGTTAATGGCCCGCGGGTCATTGGCGCTGACATACTTGCCATCTACCATCGGGTGCGGAACAGGCATCAGCTTGCCTTCCATCGTCTGGTAGCTGTTGTTAATCTCCTCCGCCGGGTACAGGCCGCCATTCATCACGATGTCATCGACGATCGGAACCGCACCACGAATGACGTAGTGCTCCTGGCCGTTGATGGTTGTCGTTGAGATATTGGAGGCGTTGATGGCGAGGGATTTAACGTGGATGCTGGATAGCTTCACGTTGCGTCCTCATTGGTGGATTTAAGGCAATAAAAAAGGCCGCCGTGGCGACCTATTTAATGTGTTTAAACTCCCATCGGAATGAGCTGTAAATATATTCACCGCCCTCTTCCCTGTCGGTCAGTTTGGCAGTAATTTCGAACTGACTACCTATTGGGTACAACTTCAAGTCTGACAACTTTTTGGAGCATTCGACAGCGAGTGATGGACTTGCCCATTGTCCAGGTGTTGGCCTGATATGAACCTTCCCTTTTCTACCAGAGGTACTGGCTGGGTAGTAGCTCTCAACAATCAACTTACGATAAGGCTCATCAGGTTTTGCCATAAAAACCTCCGCAAAACCTCCTTGTATCATGCAGCCTCTGCCAATTTCCACTGCTCTCGCTCTTTCTTCAACTTCTCCGCGAGACCTTCGTTAAAAATGCTGCCGTCGTCGTTGAGCAGCACCGGAATCTGGCTGCAATAGCAGTTGTACCGGTTGCCGTTCTCGGCGTAGAAGTCTCGCACCTGCTCGGTGGTGTAGACCTTGCCGTGACGGCTGGCGTGCCAGCTGCGCGTCGTCGGTTTGAGCGCAGATAGCCACAGCAGGCCGGTATTCAGGCCAAGCCGATCCGCTGCCCAGTCCGTTTCGTTCCATTGCGCCTGGCGCAGCGCGCCAACCTGCTCAGTCTGAGCGATAGTCTTTGCGCGGCCCATAGAGACATCAAGGCGCTTGCTTATCACCTGCGCCGTTTCGCGGGGATTCACACCGCGCCCAACGGCATCCGCGATGATGTTCGCCAGGTCACCGCGCGCCCGGTCAGCTTCCAGTTTCCAGTCGCTATACGTGCTGATGTAGGCACTGGCGATCTGGTTCTGGTATGCAGGGCTGCTTAAAAGCTGCTGAAGCGTCGTCTGGCTGGCGTACACCTGCGACTGCTGCGAGAGGTTGTTGAAGGCCTCCAGCGTTCCGCGCTGCGCCTCTGCGGCGACGTAATCCATCGCCCACAGGCTTTGTTCGCCGCCTTCCAGCAGGTAATCGTCGAGAATAACCTGTACCGCTTCGAGCAGGTCGGCCAGTTCCTGCGCTGACATGTCGTAGATGAACTTGCCAGCGTTGACCTGGTAGAGCGTTGGCTCTGCACCGTTAACGTGACACAGGAAATGCCAGTTGTGGCTGTTAACCTCTCGCTCTCTCCCGGTCAGGCGCTGGTCAAACAGTGCTTTCAGAGCACGCTTGATGCCGAGATAACGGTCCTCGATATCCCGGAACATCGCGCTGACCTGCTTCGCTGATCGAGTCGGGTCAACCTTGCTGCGCGGAACTATCGGCAGCCCCACCTTTGCCGTCTGCTCCGGTGTCATCGGCCAGTGGATCATCGGTTGTCACCTTGTCATTCGGGTTAGGTGGTTGCTTTGGCTCAGGCAGAGGGTCGAGGCCTACAATCTCGCGTAGTTCGTTGGCCGTGAATGGCGGCTCGCCACCATAGAAGCCCGACGTTTTCTGGACGATATCAGCCAGTTTCGAGGCGTTCTCGATTTTCTCTTTCTCGCCCGGGGCCAGCAGGTCAGTCCATGAAATGGTGACCTCTCCATTTGTCGGCGGATCGATAATGCCCAGTGTCCAGAAGCGTTCCAGCAAGGCTGTGATTCGGTCAGTCAGGAATCCGTTGCGGCGGGTATTGCGGCGAATAGCCCAGTCGGTTTTATCCTCATCGCTCGCCAGTCGTCCGGTCTGCTGTCCAAACAGGATGGTGAATGGTATCTGTACGGAGGCGGCCAGTTCGTTCGCAGTGACTTCCCACGTCGGCCCCGGGTCGCCGGGCGTAACGCTCAGAACATGCATCTGCCCGGCCTGCATGACCGCCGCCGCATCGGTGCCGCGGTTAAGCTTGTTGACCTTATCGCCCATCGCTTCGCCGAGGTCAGCATAACCAGCTTTCTTCGCCTGGTCGGCAAGGGTGGCCATGTCGGTTTCTTTGCTGAACTCGACAGCGATCTGCCGGCTGGCGTTCTTCAGGAAGCCCTCAGCGCCACCGCCGGAAATCTTCTCAAGGTCGAGCCCTTTGTTGTATCCGGCCTCAAGCAGCGGGATACCCGACAGAACGTTGTCATCCTCTGAGCCTTCGCAGAACAGGATCACCCTGCTCGGATGCACAGGCTCACCGCGCGTCGGCCCGACGAAAGCCTCGTCTCCAACCGGCTGCTCGTTGAAGTTGAACATCTTCGGCTGGCCGAAAGTCTCGGACTGGCGATCGTTATCCCATTCGGCAACTGTCAGCTGCGGCTCCCATACAGGGATCAGCTTAACCAGAGCTGCTTCACCGAGCTTCTTCACCAGAGCGGTGTCGACTTCCTCATTCCATGGCCGGTTATCTTTGATCTGCAGTAACAGCGCGGAGTAGCGCCCCACCATATTGCGGCGATCGGCATCCTTCACCTTCGGCCACCATTTTTTCATGAACCTGGTGACGTTCTTTTCCCACGGGTTGGTTTTCTTCGCCTCCTGGGACTCATCACCGTCAACGATGACCGGATAGTCCTGCCAGCAACCATCCAGAAGTCGATGCACCACAGCGAATCCGACGGCGTTGCGCCGGTACATGTTGTAGAAGTCATGGAAGGTAATGGTTCGCGGGTAGCCAAACTCCTGATAGAGCGTCGGGCGCTTGGTATTGCCCCCGCCGATACCAATGGCGTTAAGGTAATTCGCTCGCCGCATTTCAGTGGCGAGATTGTTCACAGCCAGTTGAAGGCCGTTATCTTGTTCGCTCACTGGCGATGCTCCTTAGAAGAATACTGTGCCGACCTGCTTGCGGTTGTTCTTCGCCACGGCAAAGTAGCGAAAGCTGTCGGCGCCGTGCGATGTGAAGTCATGAAGGGGCTTGTCTTTCCAGCAGCCGCGCTTGTCGTCCCACTCCTTGCGGTAACCTTCGAGGTGGGAAATGCCAACAGCGCACTTCTCCTCATCGAAAACGCAGGATTTGAGGATTTCACGCACCGACTCGATGCCGGTGTCGATCCCCGCTTTCGGCACAACGCGGAAGTTCATCGAATACATCCGGCCGTCAATCTCGTAGCCCTCGCGCGCCAGCTCTTTGCGAGACTTCGCATCAGCTGCAAACTCGCGGTTCTCGATGTCGTGCGGTCCCCAGTGCTCACCGTACTCATAGCCGCGGTCTTTCAGCACCTTCATGTAGTGCCGAAGCCCTTCGCCAGAGTTTTCGTAGTAGTCGATGACGTGGAACTCTTCGCCGACCTCGCGAACGAACCAGATCGCCGTGGAGTCCCCCACACCAATATCCCAGAACGTGTGAACCGGTAGATGTGAGTTGTCCGGGATTTGGCCGATCCGCTTGTTGGTGTAGAGCCAGCGGAATTGTTTGGCGTAGTACGCGCCCTCGACCGACTGCTGGAACGCCTCGGCCGGAATGGTCGGGTATTCGCGCTTCATGTCGTCGCCGAGCGTCTTTTCTTTGGCGTAATACCACGCCTTCTGCCGTTCGTTAACGACTACACCGTGTTTCGCCTCCATCTCAGCGAAGTATTCAAGCAGGCGCGCCGGCAGCGTTTCTACCGGGTCAATTGCGTACTGCGGATTCTTCCACCAGGAGAAGAAGAAAAACTTCCAGTCCAGCGCAGATAACGGCTTTCCCTGTAGTAGCGCTTTCTCTGCCGTCTGGCAGTAATCGAAGAAGTAACCCGCCCGGCCCTCTGCGGTGCTCTCGATAGTTGCGAAACAACCTGTCGATACCGCCTCAAACGCACCAGTGACGATTTCACGGGCTTTATCCGGATACTTGGCGCATATCTTTCCGAACTCGGAAACGTGCAGGTAACGCAGCGTGCCGCCACGAAATGAGGTGCTTACGTAGAGTGATCCGCCCTTCTTAAAGACCAGCTCGCCGGCTGAGTCGTTGCTCGCCGGATTGGCTGCCTTTATCTCGGCCGGCAACTTATCGTAGGCATATTTTACCTTTTCCCGGAACAGGCGCTTTGCGTCATTCAGTGTGTGGGCGATCAGCGCGCACTTTGCCGACTCGAACAGAGCAGCGTCGAGCTGGATGATACACACCTCTGTGGTAAATCCGAGCTGCCGAGCTTTCAGGATGATGTTGCGGGTGTGAATCCCCTCGAAGTATTCCCGCTGCTCCGGCGTCATCCTGAAGCGAGTCGGCTTACCTTCTTTGTCGGTGATCCAGTAAAGATTGTTCAGCCGCCAGTCTTTATCAGCTAGCAGCTTGACATGCTCAGGCTTCATTACGCCCCCTGAGACAAGGAATCCATCAGTTCAGAAATTGATTCAACGACGTGCTCTGTTTTCACTTGCTCTCGGAATGCCTGGACGTCGATATGTTTACCTATTAGCTCCAGGTTCTTCACCTTATCAGGCCACTTAATCTTCTTAAGCAGCGCAGTTGTGTTTCCCTCTGCTGCCATCTCTATGACATCCAGTCCGGAGAGTGTCGTCCTCCAGACCTTCGGCCATTGAGTTATTGGCTTTAGCTCTCCAGTCGAGGTCAGGATGTCGAGCACGTCCATCTGGTCGATCTCAACAAGACGATTCAGGACGTATGTCGCATTTATACCAACCAGATCATTGCGCTGCGCTTTGAGTTCAGCAATTCTGGACTGGATGTCAGGTTTTGACAGGTTTTCGGACGCGGTGCGATTAGCTGTCTTAGCGCTGTACCCCGCCCGAATAGCCGCTTGCGTGGCGTTTAAATCGATGAGGTACTCGCGACAGAACATTTCTTGTTTGTCTGTGAGTGCCATGTATGTCTCATTTAAGAAGGAAGCTTTATGTCTATAAGTGAACGCAAACCAAAATTTAAGACCGGTGATATCGTTTATTTAGTTTCATCCGGCCCGGCGATGGCTGTTCAGGAACCAATCATTAACACCTACAAGGAATTTACTGGCGATTACTGGTGCCAGTGGTTTGCGGGGAGGAAGCAAGAAAGAGCAAGATTCCCAGAGGACTCATTGACTGCAACCAACCCAAAGCCGTAAACCCAAACGCGCCGAAGTTATCTCTTACTGACGTGACGAACTGGATGATGGCGCAGTTGAAAAGTGACGATTGCCTATATCAGCAAGACGTAGTTGATTATTTAGTCAAAGTCGATAATGAGCAGCTTCTGAAAGAAAATGCTGATGGCAATCTGGTCTTATCTACGCCTGTCATTAACCAGTTCCGCAAAGTAAGCGGTGATAAAGTGGTTTGGGTTAAGCCTGAACGATACTGGCGATACCGCGTATCTGAAGATGAAGATGGTCGTGAGGCTCGTGGTTAATATTAAGGGCGAGCGATCGCCCTTTTCATTATCGGAGCCACTCAGTAAATGGCCTCTGTGATGCATTCGCATTAATTCTTGCCGACTGAACAAGCAGAACGGTTGCCTTAAGGATGTTTGTTACGCGCAATAAAAAAGGCCGCATAAAAATGCGACCTTTGGTTGGTACCAGTTGGAAAACTAAAATCTCTCAGGAGCCACCCGGGAGAGGCTTTTCTGCTTTTTAACTGACCACTGCCGTTTTGGTGTTGGCTGGCAGTGATAACGTGATGATAGCTTCATTTAAGTTATCGATAGCATTTAAATATCGAAAGAGCTCATAGAACCAATCATTTTCAACTTGCCGGAACATTCAACCAGAGCAACAGGTATCTGTGCTGGTTTTTGATGGCTATTCCCAGCGCTCCCGGATGAGGCCGGTAATTAACAATTTATTCGACGGTTCCTTCAGCATTGACCCATAGGTCTAAATTTTTAATGTAGCGCTGGATGGGAACATAAATAACCATTCCATCCCCAAAATGAACAGATTTTATAACACATCCTTGTGGGGGAAAAAATTCCCCATCAGCCGGAGGCCAGGTCGAGCGCTCATTGCCGTAACGATAACCGCATGGAAGTCGTGGTAGTGAGTTTACTGTCATGAGTGGCTACTTAGTTAAGAGTGGTTTGAGAGCCTATAGTGCATGACCACCACTGGATTAGATACAAACATTTCATTGCTGACTGTTTGAATGCCACGTTTTCAAAACTTTTATTGAGGTGAGCGATTGAATATTAAGCATTAAATATGCCGGGCTTTATGTTTACTTATCTTGCGCCTTTCACTGTATGTTGCGGACAATTGGCCTGCACTGCTTTGTTGTGCGCCAGAATGTCGCGCTTGGTCTGCTTATCCAGCACGTCGATATCGTGGTCAGTCAGGTAAATGATCCGCACCCAACTGCAGGCCGTATCAACGACTACCGGGGCGGGTAAATCTTTCGCGCAGCTCGCGATCAACATCGTCATCGCCCATACGCTTAACGTCTTCCTGTACATCGCTTGCCCCTTTCGTGACTTCAGCACGGCGTTCTGCCGCGGCGACAGTAGCAGCGGCATTCTCTTCGGTACGTTGCTGATCAGCTTTGGCTTTCGCCTTACTGGCCCCGCGAGCATGACCAATGCCGAACGCGCCAGCAATAGCACCCAGGATGACGACCACCAGTCCCGCGATAATTTCAAAGCTCATTGCTGCTCCTTCAGTTCGTCGGCCTTTTCTTTCAATGCTGGCTGGCGTACGTATTGCGATAGTACGGACAGCACCACCAGCGCAGGGCTAATCAACGCAACGATGTTTGGCGGCAGGATGTTTTTGATATCCGGCGGCAGCACCGCCCAGGCGTGCAGCGCAGCATCCGGGAACGACTGCGCCCATACACCAACCAGCGCGCCGATAGCTCCCAGCTTTACAGACCACGTTTTCAGCAGCAAGCTGGCATGCCCTACGAACTCCAGCCGGGTATATTTGCGCAGAAGTAACAGAACGAGCACAGCCACCAGCACAAGCAAAGCGAAAATGATCATCTTCACAGGACACGCTCCTTAACCCAGCCGTAGAGAAAATCCTCGTTGGCTTCGCGGCCCTCCGCCAGTTCGAGGTATCTGGCACCCTGGCTGCAGTTCAGCGCACGCAACAGAACCTGTTCACCCTCTTTCCCGCGGGCGTGAAGGTATCCCTTAAGCGCGGTGATAGTTCGGGGACCAATGGCACCATCCGGAATCAGATCGGGATACAGCTTTCCGCGCATATTCATTGCGGTCAGCCAGCGCTGGAAAAACTTACTGGCTACAGATGGCCCCATGTTCACGCCAGTGTCGCAAAGCTCATCTGCCAGTAACGTAGATAGAGCTGCCACCTGGTCAAACCGGGGGCCGGTCCAGTAATCGCTCAGCAGGATTTGCTTTGCTGTTTCCCTGGGCAGGTTCCGCATATCACCGGTGTAGCCATGTGCACGCGCGGTGGTCTGCGTGATGCCCCAGCGGGTCGGCCCGCCTTTATCCGACGGATGATCGACATAACCACCCTCCTTGCCGAGGATCCCCTCGATAATCTGATCTGCTGTCATGGCGCCTTAACTCCGGTAATGCGTTCCCAGAAATAGGTCAAAGCAACAGAACCCATTGCCCCGCTAATTCCGGAAGTGGCCAGTATCATGTAAATGCTCAGTCCGCTTTCAATGCTCACCAGGCCAGCAATAACGCCGGTAAACCCTGAAACCACCATTTGGGCAAGAGCATTGATCAAGCTCCATGTTGCCTTGCTCTGCTTCACATCTATCAGGTAGCGGACAAGTCCACCCCAGCAAGCAATGATCAGCAGAACCAGCCAGGACATCCCGGCAATGCTCTCTTTGTCTTGCATACGTTTAGCCATAGTTACCGCCTCCGATGGAAGATCGGGAAGCTGTGTGTTTGAAAGGGTCAGGCCCGTCGGGCTGGATTTAACAACGAAGCGTGTCGATGATGATTCCCGCGGGACCTGATAATAAAAAAGCCATGCAAATGCATGGCCTTGTGATTTGAATCCGTTATTTACAAAATGTATTCGAGACAGTATCTTTCGACTTCCGGACAAAAAAACATATACCGGGACAAAATCTAAATGTAACTGCCTTGCCTGCATGAAACCATGCTGGCTTTTTTTTGCCCAAAGAAAAAGCCCACCGAAGTGGGCCTTACAGCTATCATCATTTTTTATTAGGTGTGGTGCCGGGTGCCTCCCGGTAAGTCGCCGCCAGTCCACAGACGACTCGCAATGCGCAAAAAAAACATATCAGACTGGCAATGCCCCTCCGCATAGGGGGATTCACCACACGAATAGATTAACAACATGTTAATTTTCTGGTCAATAAGATATAAGCAAATGATGACATGAAGTTTTCTTATTGCTGAGTAACTTCAATCTGGTTCAGGACTCTCGCGTATGAGCCTCTGCGTGTCGTGCAGCACGCATTAACTCAAAAGTCCTGACCGGATCACAGGCATAAAAAAGCCCCGGCGGAATGCCGAGGCTAATTTTACAAACTGGTATGTGACTATCATCTTCATGCCGCCACTTAAAGTTAAGGCAGCATATCAAAGTAGACTCAAATATGACGCATTTAATCCAGTTTTGCAAGACTTGAGTCTAAATTTGTCGCCTTTTGTTGTGAACGTGATCGCGTTACCTGCAAAAGAGAATCGCTATCAAGGCGCCGCAAGGTTGTTTTCATCTCCTCCCACCGCTCGGTAAACGTTTCTGACCAGTTCTTCGGGGTCACTCCGACCAGGGCGGCAAGCTTTTGGTATTCATACGTCTCCCGCCCTGCTAGTTCGGCTTTGACGTCCTGCGCCGCCAGCCAGATAAGCTGACGCAGGCGATCAACCGTTTTCTTTGCGATGCGCACGCCGGCCAGTTGCTGACTGAACTGCTCCCACGCCCACCGGGTGATTGTCTCCTGGTGATCCCAGCGGATATTGTCGCTGTAGCTCCACAGCAGCCAAGCTTTCTGATGCTCTTCCAGCAACAGCAGAGCCCGTCGCCAGCTTGCCGTCGAATACTCAACGGGCAGTACGAGAGCGATTGATGAACCCTTAGCGCGGGACTGCTGCCCGGGAATTGGCGGGCTGGATGGGTTTACCATGCGGCCGGTTACCGGGTCGGCGACTTTCTTCCTTCCCCGGCTGCGCGCCGTAGCGGTGAATTGTGCGTTCTCTGCAAAGGCAATCAACTGCCCTTTCGTCGCACCGCTCAGATCGGCGGTGGCCACTATCAGCTGCTGGCGAACAAATTCCAAGTATTGAGCTGTCATGCTGCTTCTCCCAGGCGCTTATAGATACGGACGAAATTGCGTAATATTTTGTAGTCAACCAGTACGGTGCCGCGGTGCCGGCAGAGGCGGAGCTTTTGCCAGCGGTCGCGGATGCGTTCTATAACGTCACGATTCATGCGGCCTCCATTTCGGTAATGGTCAGCTCAAGCCGCCCACCTTTGACGACAGGCATTCTCTTCACGCTGTAGTAGTCAACCTGCTGGTCATCGAGCCAGAAACCCGATTTCGTCAGGGCATCGAATGCTGCCTTTTGCAGGTTGTCCAGGTCACGGCGCCGGCGATCCGGCATGTGGCACTCAATACGGATTTTCAGTGGCGTGGCCAGGCCGATATCAAGCATCGAGTCTTTGATGATTCTGGCGACGCTGTCGCGGTATGCCTGCCCTTCCGCGCTGATGTGAGTGCGCCCGCGATTGTGCCGGTAGTAGCGGTTGTTGCTTGGTGGCCAGGGTAATGAAATGCGATATTGGTTCATGCTTTTATCAACCCCTCTTTCATCCAGATAACCTGCGTTCTGGCCATTCCCTCCAGCGCGCACTCCTTCGCATACTCCGCATCTACCAGGCGCGTGCGGCGGTCTATTTCATCGTGACAGGATGAACAGGCGATAGCGGCGATCAGATCAGGCGGCTTAATCCCCGTCCCGCACAATCCAGCAATGCGGATATGGGCCAATACCGTGGTTTCAGGGTTGCCGTTACAGACGCCCGGGATGCGAACCTGACATTCGCGACCGCGAGCTGCTTTGCGTAAATCAGCCATGGCTTTTCCTCCGGGCAGCGCGGCGCAGCCACCGGACATCTGCCAGGTGAGCCGTATAGTGAAAGGTAGGGATATCGGAAGGCTTAACCTCTACCTTGCGCTTGCGGCGCGCCGGTACGCGGAAGATACCGCGCTCCATGACTTTAGCGAGAAGGCTGCTCATCAGGCCTCCTGCTTTTGCTGCAGTTGCTGATATTCGCAACCGTGTGGAATGGTGAGAGCCAGACCAAACTGAGCGCACCAGGCCTCTACTTTGGTCAGGAAGATGTGCATTTCGCCGGTATCAAGAGCGGAGGTATGCCGGGGTTCCCAGGTTGTGGTTTTCTCACCGGTGATGAAGTCGGTGTATGTCACCTCTTCGCAGCCGAGATAGGTCTTTTTGAGGTTGCGCTTAACCCACTCGGGCGTTGCGTCGGTACGCCCTGAGTTAATCAGGTATTCGCTGATTTCCGCGTACCACATGTGACTGAGTGCGTTCTGGCTCAGGCTGCGTTTTTCGCGCCACTCTTTGACCTGCAGGCGCAGGCATTTCCCATTAGAGAGCTGCTCCTGAAGAATCTTGCCTATTGCGTTGAAGTTGCCGCTGTGCAGCTTGATGCCGCATTGAGGGATGTTCACGCTTCACCTCCGGAGAGGTCAAACGCTGAATGCAGAAAATCGCCGGTGACTTTCGCCATCGGTGACAGGGATTGCTGTAAGGTTTTGTGCGCCATGTGTCCCCACTTGGCGCCGGAAGTAAGTCGTCAGTTGCTCAGGCTGACGAGGTAATTATCGCCCTTCCCGGGGATAAAAGCAAAATGAGCATATACGAGAAAATCGCTATTTTTTGGCGTTCTGTTCAGCCATTTCGATGTAGCGCGGATCTGATGCTTTTGGTAGCTGGATGCTTTGCTCGCGGTAGTAGCGGACGCGCTCCATGAAATACTCGCGTAAATGCTCGGGCTGCTCTCTGGCCACCACTTCGGCGACAACCGGCATGTTCAGGCGCTCTTTGTAGGCGACGCCGGAAGCTGCGAGATCTACGTTGACCTTGTCCTGCTCATCTTTAGCCTTGGCTGCAATGTTCCACTGTGACATAAGAAAAATCCCCTCTGCTGTGGAGGGGATTATATAGCATCAAGTGGATGGGTGCGCGGCTTTGCGTTCTGCGGGGGATTTAGGCATCACTAACCTCCTGCGGGGCGGCTGGCAGCGGCATCCAGTGGGTCGCCGGTAACTCTCTACCGGAAATAACTGACGTGAAGAAACGACAATTTGCAGCAGAGCACTCCGTTTCGCCAACGTTAACTACCCCTCCCATTGCGGTAAGCACGATGTCACCAACTTCCGGCATCCGCTCGCTTACCGGAATCCATTTACCCGGCACGGTGGCAGGGTCACTGCCGGGTGACTGCGGGGCGGCTGCCAATGTGGAGTCAATGATATGCTGGCGCATCCAGTTAGCTCCACGCGCAAACACGTCTACCGGGTCTCCATAGTAATATCCTATTTCATATGCCTGTTCTGCTGTCATCTCGTCAGGAATTACCAGCGCTGGCTGCGCGTGGCGATAGAGCGGAGCAATGTTTCGCTCGAGGTCGGTAATGACGCTCCATATTGGGACTGACTCGACGCCTTGTTTCGCCATATCACGATAACTGTCGGCATACGCCAGCACAGGATTGCGATCCGGATCGCTGTCCTCTACCGGCTGCACTGGCGGCATATCTGGACCTTTGCGAATAGCTTTTGCCAGTTCGATAGGGTCATCGTAAAGCCAGTCCCCGGTCTCAGGGTGATTGGCTTCTGCCAGTTGGGCGGCCCATTCCAGACCGTCTTTGTGTCCCTGCAGGTAGTCAAGCGGCATCTCAACCGTCTCGCTGTCCATTGCGGCCAGCGCAATGCGGGCCAACTCTTTGCTTTCGCCATGCTTCAGGAATCCATCTTCAGCGATTTCCTGCAGGCGCTCTCTGGTTAATTTGCTGGTCATTGGTTGGCTCCCCTTCCAAGTTCTGCGCAAATAAATCCTGCTATTATCGCGCCGCAGTGCCCGGCAATAAGCGCCCAAACAGGCACGTCAATCTTTGCCGCTACCATGCTTATCGGCGTAGCTCCCAAGCCGATGAATGCAATAGTGAGATAAATTTTCCAACGTTCCGCCATCATTCAGCCTCCACCTTGATGCCAGCGGCGGCCAGCGCTACCTTTACGTCCTGGCTGTAGTTATAAACACCATCAGACCAGACATATCTGTCCCCAGATACAATCTGCCGTAAGTCTGGCAGCTTCACGGTGCGGGACTCCAGCGCGGCGATGCGCTTCTCTGCAATTTCCAGTTCCAACTTTAGGTGTCGGTTTTCATCTCTCGCCGCTTCCCTAAATTCGAGCGCGGTTTTGCTATAGGTCTCAAGCTCGCCGTTCCGCTGCTGCGCCTTCTCCAGCGCCTCTACCAGCGCGAGGACATTGTTTGGGTTAGCCAGGGCGATGAATTCAGCGTCATGTGGACGCCTTTTGCTTATGTGTTCACAAACCATGATCTCATCGTGATGGCCTCCGCCAATACCACAGCGCCCGTCGTGGTATTTGAATGCTCTCCAGTTCCCCTGGGTGGCCTTCTCTGCTGCCGCTTTCAGGCTCTGCGCCAGTTCGGTGATATCAGTCATGCTGCATCCTCACATTCGTGACTTTCCGGATCGTCGGCTTTGTAATAACCGCCGCACAAATTGCAGCGGACTTCTGCCACATCGTCATAATTAGTAGTCCCGGTTATCATTTGTCGTCCCCCTCGCTGCGGAACATCATGATTGTCAGGTCGCCTTTAGTAGCCAGGAGAACGGTAGAGCCAGGTTCCAGGCTGTTAAGCTCAAAGGCGTCATAAAACTCATTCACAGCTTTCTGGCGGCGAGACTCCTTACGACGCTTGTCCCACTGCCTCAGAGCATTTTTGGTAATCCACTGGCCTGTTTTGAACATGATGTATACCCACCCCAGAAGGGCTAGACCGGTATTGAGATAAGTGGCGATGCTCATTTGTCGGCCCCCTCGCGCAGCTGCTTGGCGAAGTCGTCAGCAGCAAGTGCAACCCCTTTTGCTAAAGCGTCAAAAAACTGGTCATCACCAGGAATTCGAAGTTTTGCCGCGAACTCCTCCACCCCATCAGCCTTAATCCCGGCTACGATGCGATCGGTGGCCGAAAAATCCAGCTCATCGGCACATGGGATAACTTCGCCGTATATCCGCTCCATAGCTTCATCCCAGCCATAGCGGCAGGCATCGTACCGGTCAGTAATGCCACGGTCTTCCAGTCCGCACCCCATGCCTTCGTCGTGGTACTGAGGTTCGTTATCCAGGTTGGTTACGGAGTCAATGATCTGCTTCATCGCCACATTCTCCGCCGCCAGCTGCTGGTACGCTTTCGCCAGCTTCAGGAACTTCTGCTCTCTGATTGACAGCTCGCCTGCGCTCTCCAGGGAGGCGATGAGCTCGTTTACTGCCTGTAATGTGATAGTCATGCTGATGTTCTCCCGTAAACAGCCAGTACCCGCTTCATCGCCGGGCTTTGCCGACACTCCTGAAATATTCCGTTAGTGCAGCTGCGCGCGGTACCATCCTGCTCTTCCGGTGTCGCCAGGCGATAAGTCACCGTTCGCCAGACCTTGCTCACCCGGACAATCTTGCGGGCCCGCTCCAGATCGAGCGCATTCTTCGTGATGCAGTTGATGGTCATGCCGCACTCTGTGGCCACATCCTTCGCGGTAAAGGTCCTGTGCGTTTCGAGATAACGCAGAATTGCCTGTTTGCCTTTCATGCTGCCCCCTTGGAGCGGTAAGAATCCCAGGTGAATGAGAGCGTGCATCCGCCGCCGTCGCTCATGCGATCAAGAACGCGTTCGCCGATGAATGCAGACAACTCCTCCCTGGTCTGGTTGCTGATCAGGATGGTTGGCTTCATCCGCTCATATCGGGTGTTGATGATTTCGAACATGATCAACTTCTCGGCGTCGCTTCCGAACTGCACGCCGACCTCGTCGATAATCAGCAGATCAGGTTTCGTGAAGTAACGGATCACCTCATCCTCAGTGCGGCTTGAACCTTTCGACCAGGTTGACTTGTACTCACGTGCAATTTTCAGCGCCGTGGTAAACACTGCAGAACTCTGGTGTTCTGTGATCGCATGCCGTGCGATAGCCAGTGCCAGGTGATTCTTTCCGGTACCTGGTTTGCCGCACATCACAAGACCGCCACCCTTCTGCAAACGCTCTGGCCAACGGCTTGCATATGCCTGGCACACCTTAAGTGCGCGTTTTGCGTCGTCGTTCACTGGCTCATAGTTCTGCAGCGTGCAGTTTTCGAAGCGCGCCGGGATGTTCAGTCCGTCCAGCAGGCGCTCGATGTTTCTTTTGCGGGCTGCTTCGTTGATGCTAATTCTTTCCGCCTGCAAGCGGCCTAACTCCTCTTTGAGGCATTCAGGGCAGCAGCTTGGGCGCGGGGGAATTTTCACGACAGAGTTTAAGAAATGCCTGGTCCTGCATTCAAAGGGGCCATGCGTTTCGCAGTTCTCGGTGCTGATAGTTAGCTCGATATCTTCATGCTGAACTGGCGGCTGGCTCAGCTCAGCAATGCGTTTCTCAAGTTGATTGATTTTTTCATCCAGCGTCATGATTAGTCCCTCGCCCATGCAGGAATTTCAGTCTGGCCGTAGTCTTTGCCAGCAAAGTTCTCAGATACGCGAGACGGAGCGCGGGAAGGCTGCTTAGCGCCTTTCGGCTCAAAGAGTCCCTGCCAGCCATTCGCGATGCTCTGGTTAATAATTTCTTCAGGGGAGTAACCGTTCAGCCGGCAGCGGTCCAGCAGGTTGATAGCCTGGGTGACCGTCTGCTGAGACTTGATCGGCTTTTTCAGGTCACGACGGTATGCCACCCATGACGACCAGATTTCTGCAGAAAGCCAGTCAGGCAACTGAACAGCTGACGCATCGAACGAAACCGCCCGGGGGGATTTAGGGGGGTTATTAATATTGTCTTTATTGTCTTTTGTATGTTTGTCTTTTGTGTTTACCTGATTCGGGTAATAGGCGTTACCTGATTCGGGTAAACTTTTCTTACCTGATTCGGGTAATGTTACCTTTTTCAGGTAAGGTTTCTTTTCTGTACCTTTTACGGGTAAAGATGACCATTCGCTGACCGTTTTATTAATCCCGATAACACGACCGGTTTGAGTTAATATCCCCCGCTTAACCAGGACGCTTTTTGCAGCTGAGCACTTATGCGGGAGAATGCCGGTCAGCTCCGAGAGCTGCTCGTTACTGACCCAGTCAGATTTCTTGTTGAAGCCGTATGTTTTGCGCATGACAGCCATGAACACCAAAAGCTGATGCTGCGACAGACCCGCACGCATGACAGCTTCAAGGAGCTCATTGGCGATGCGCGTAAACCCATCGTCGAGATCTGCCACGCGCAGCTCCTGTAGTGCCACGACAGGCACAGGGAAATTGATTACTTCGGCAGTATTTGCCATAATTACTCCTGTGAATTGATCCAGTTAATTCGCGTAGAAAGCCGTTAGTGTTGCTGCACTGCGGCTTTCGCCTTTCTGTTCCCACTCATGCTTCAAAATCACCTTTCTCTCCCGGCCTGTTAGAAATCAGGATGGCCAGCAGCAGCGACATGTTCGGCAGCAGGCTTTCCCGCCAGCGACTCACCGTCGACTTATTCACTCCGGCCACTTTGGCGATATTCGTGGTTCCCAGTTCAGCTATCTGGCTGTGTAACCAGCTTTCTATCCTGCGAGCCTCCACTTTGTTGCGTGTCGTTGAACTCTCCATTTGTGATACTTCCTCTGGTGTTGTTTGGAATGGCCGCTGGTTAGGCGGCCGGTGAATGCGCGCTCAGCAACTGAGCAAGGTCAGGCCTGATCTCTGCCGCCTTAATCTTGCCGTTGGTCGCAGACACGATTTTCATTACATAGCGAGCGTCAATTCCGCCGCCATGCAGCCATCGCCAAACTGTCGGCTGCGCTACGCCACACAGATCGGCCAATTTTTTCTGACTGCCAGCGATATCAATTGCCTTCTGGATGGTTTTGTTCGTCATGTTCCAATTCCTATAAGTATTGGTGCAAAATGATAATAGCAATGCGTATTGGTTTTAGCAATAGCAAAACGTGTTTTGACCAGTAATACGCAAGCGTATAAATTTGAGATTATGAAAAAAGAAACTCTTGCAGATCGTTTAAACGAGGCCATGGCTTCGGCTGGAATGTCACAAGGGGCGCTTGCGAAGGCCTCAGGTATTGCTCAGCCAACCATTTGGCGCCTGGTGAGTGGAAACGCCAGGGGTTCAACAAAAATTGTCGAGATAGCTAATGCTTTGGGCGTCAGGTCTGAATGGTTATCAACCGGAAATGGACCGATGCGCGATGACGGCCAGCTCCCTCGCGCTGCCCAGGTTAAAAGTCAGGATACTGATGCATTCAGGATTGATGTGCTGGACCTTATGGTTAGTGCCGGGCCGGGCATCGTGAACCAGGAGTTCGTCGAGATTCTCCGTTCTGTTGAGTATGAGCCAGCTGAAGCCCGCCACATGTTCGATGGGCGCAAGGCTGAGAACATCAGGATCATCAACGTGCGGGGCGACAGCATGTCTGGGACGATTGAGCCGGGTGATCTGCTGTTCGTCGACATCAGTGTTAAGAGCTTCGACGGCGACGGGATATATGCCTTCCTGTACGACGACACTGCTCACGTGAAGCGCCTGCAGAAGATGAAGGACAAGCTGCTGGTTATCTCCGATAACAAGAGCTATGCGGCGTGGGACCCGATCGAGAAAGACGAGATGAACCGGGTGTTCGTGTTCGGAAAGGTGATCGGCAGCATGCCGCAGACGTACAGGAAGCATGGGTAGCCAGCCAGTAGCCTGGAGAGGTGTTTGGGTGATGGAGTTGCTTTAACGACGTTAAGAGAACATAATTTAGACTACCAGTTCTCTTTGGGGATTCATCATGCTCAAAAAATTATTGAAACAAATCAAACCCAACGAGCCTAATGAGGCCATGGATAAGATTGTTGAAATCGTTGATGAAATAGATGAAAAGCAACAGAATATTGCTAAAAACAAGGAAAAATTTAAAGAGGATTGGAACAATGGAGCAAGAACAACAAAGCATAGATTCACTATTTGATTTTCTTTATATAGATCGTGTACGAGTTAGCTCTCTCACAGCCCAACTTCACAACGCTGGGGTGGTGACAAGCATTAAGCAAACCACTTCTGATACAGATAAATCTAACAAATCAGTTGAACTTAACGTAAAGATTATCAAAGGAAAAATTGGAGTAGACGAGTCAATAGCTCACTCGCAAGAGAAAACATTTGATGCTTCATGGTCCCTGCCAATTAACTTTCTCGACAAACTATCTGAAGTTGGAATGATTAAAACTGGGCTTAATGGTGAGAATCTTGGTTCAGTCGTTCATTCTGTTGGTAAAATGCGAATCTTCGATGTATCAACCATTCAGAAGATCATGCCCATTTTTGGTGAAATGGCTCATGCCCAATCTAACACAAACCTTCCTCCAAAGGCCAAGGCAAAACTGAAAGGGAAACCAGATTTCGATGAGATCGAAATATCTCCAGGACTTACACTTGGAGTGGTAAAAAAACTCATCAATATCGTTCCTAACATCCTACAGGTTGATTTTATTGATGAGAATGGTCAACTTATGTGGATGTCTATTGATAAAGAATACCTAACGATCAATCCTGATGACTTAGCCCTAAAATATGGCGGAACCATACCAGGAACATGGCATGTTATTGGTTTAATTGATGCTTTACCTGATTACATACAAGGTGCTGGCGTCGATGGTACACCTGCTTTCCCGGAACATGATCTTAAATCAGGCTTACAAAACTTTCTAGACATGATCAAAGAACAAGCAGGTAGGGGCAGTGATTCATATGGAATGACCCCCTTACTTATCTTTAGAAGAGTAGGATAATTAACTATAACAAATGCACCCGGCCACCGCGCCGGTTTTTTACTGCCCTACTCTTCCCTCAGTATCAGCACGTCCAGTGCCAGCTCTACTGCCAGATCTACCTGGTCACCCTGCCACAGCACCTGAATCATCTCTATCAGCGCCTTCTTGATGGCTCGCGCTTCTCAACCAGCAGCTGCATAACCGCTATCCCGATAACCTGCGCAATCTGCGGGTGCATCTCTGCGAAAAACTCATCCTCATTCGACATGGCGCTACCCTCTTTGGCGTTTTTTTTGAGCATAACAGCACAATAGCAAAAAATAAATTCATTTAGCTATCAATGATTTAATAGCAATTGCTATCAAATAATATCAATACGTATTGCTATGGTTAATACTCATTGCTATTATCATCTCATCCAAACAACAACGTTGGCGCCGGTAATAGGTAACAACGCTCCGTTAGCCGCGATAAGGCAAAGGTGAAGAGATGATCCGCGAAGAAGACAAGCCTGCATGGCGTAATTTTTGGTTAAAGGTCGTTCCGTTTTTGGTTGCTGTCCTTTTTTTTAGCTTCGCATGCTGGGGTGGAAAATGAGCAAAGAAAACAATGGCGGCCCTGCATATCCAACGCAAGGGTATGAAGGTTTGACTGTTCGTGATTACTTTGCAGCAAAAGCGATGCAGGGCTGGCTGGCAGGTTATCCAGCGGGCATTGATCACCCTGCGAGAAGTGAAGAAGGTTTCATTGTTGCTGAGCTTTCTTACCTGATGGCTGATGCAATGTTGAAAGCGCGGGAGGAAGTATGAGCAAACAAGGCATTCGTTCACTGATTTACTGCCTGCTGATCTGCGGCGTTATCTGGACAGCGTTGATTATCAAAATTCTGCACGCTACGGGGGTGTTCAATGGCTAACTCAATTCCTAACAACGGACGCGCCGTGATGATGCGCAATCGCCGCACCGGCGCCGCCTGGCTGGTCAGCTTCGACTATCGCGACGGCAGCTACTGGCATGAGCCGCAGGGCAATCTGCGCCACATCCGCCGGCCATACGCTTCACGCAGTATCGAGCCGAACCTGGTACCAGCCGGGACGCATTAACCGCGCATATCAGCGCACGAATTTAACTGAGCTATCAGGCAGCCAATACGGTGCCGGGCGTTTCACAACCAAATTTCAGGAGCGAGCTATGAACGCATACCGCGCATACGACGTGATCGAAGAGCGTAAGTGGGCTGAACAAACGCTGTCCGAAGAGAAGGAAAAGTGGATTGAAGATCGGGCGCAGGAAATTATCGACGCCCTGCCGAAAGAGCCGTCAGGCCTGTTCCGCTTCTCTGTGCCGATGGACAAAAGCCCATACGAAGGCCTCCGTAGCGATGCAGCTGGCGAGGCATATAACGATCTCATCTCGGCAGTAGCTTACGCCCAGGCGGAATACGACTGGGATCACCGCACCGGCTGCCCGTTTTAACTTTGGGGAATAGCAATGGCTAACGAACTTGTGATTACAGCCAGCTCTCTTGCTGAGCGAGGCATTGACGGCGCTACCTGGAGCGCCCTCAAGAACAGTATTTATCCTGGTGCCAAGGATGAGTCGGTGATGATGGCGCTGGACTACTGCCGGGCCAGAAACCTCGATCCGCTTCTGAAGCCCGTTCATCTGGTGCCAATGAGCGTTAAGGACTCGAAGTCGGGTAAAAGCGAGTGGCGCGATGTGGTTATTCCTGGCATCGGGCTTTATCGGATTCAGGCCGATCGCTCCGGTGATTACGCTGGCGCAAAAGAACCAGAGTTCGGCCCGGACGTCACTCTGACGCTTACCGGTGTTGAGGTGACAGTCCCTCAATGGTGCAAGTACACGGTCAGCAAGCGCATGCCGAGCGGGGAGATCGTCGAATTCAGCGCGAAAGAATACTGGGTTGAGAACTACGCAACCGCCGGCCGCGACACTACCGCGCCAAACGCTATGTGGAAAAAGCGCCCTTATGGCCAGCTGGCGAAGTGTGCCGAGGCTCAAGCTCTGCGTAAGGCATGGCCTGAAATTGGCCAGCAGCCCACTGCCGAAGAGATGGAAGGTAAAACGCTGGAAGTGGATGCGCGTGACGTAACGCCGCGAACCACGACAGAGGCGCTCCCCCTGGTGGCCAGTGAGGAAACGCTGCAGGCAATTACCGACCTCCTGACGTCCCTGAATAAGGACTGGGATCAGGACTTCCTGCCTCTGTGCAGCAACATCTTCAAGCGTGACATTTTACAGGCATCACAGCTTACCGAAGAAGAAGCGCAGAAAGGCTTTAGCTTCCTTCAGAAAAAAGCGCAGGTGGCAGCATGACACCAGAAATTATCCTCGAGCGAACTGGCATTGACGTTACCCGCGTTGAACAGGGAGATGAATCCTGGCACCGCTTACGCCTCGGCGTGATCACTGCCTCGGAAGTCCATAACGTCATTTCCAAGCCGAGATCAGGCACCAAGTGGACTGACATGAAAATGTCTTATTTCCACACGCTGCTCGCAGAGGTTTGCACCGGCGCGGCGCCGGAAGTTAACGCCAAGGCCCTGGCTTGGGGGAAACAGTATGAGGCCGACGCTCGCACCCTGTTTGAGTTCACCACCGACGTGCAGGTAACCGAGTCGCCGATCCTTTTCCGTGACGAAGGTATGCGCACCGCATGCTCACCAGACGGCCTGTGCAGTGATGGCCGTGGCCTTGAGCTGAAGTGCCCTTTCACCTCTCGCGACTTCATGAAATTCCGGCTTGGCGGCTTCGAGGCTATCAAATCCGCCTACATGGCTCAGGTGCAATTCAGCATGTGGGTAACCGGGAAGGATGCATGGTATTTCGCGAATTATGACCCTCGCATGAAGCGAGAAGGCATTCACCATGTGGTTGTTGAGCGCGACGACAAATACATGTCCGACTTTAACGAAATGGTGCCGGAGTTCATCAACAAGATGGATGAATCGCTGGCGGAGATCGGTTTCACCTTCGGGGAGCAGTGGAAATGAAACATTACCGCGACGCCATAACCGTAGGAAAAGTGAAGTGCATGTACTCCGTCCTCCACCGCGGTTGGTTAATGCCGTCGGGTGAGGTGGTGAGAAACCCGCTAAAGGCTCAGAGACTGGCTGAAGCGCTGGACGCGAAAAGAGGTGCGCGATGACTGATTATGGCGGATCGAAAACTCCAAAAAATGAACGTGACTACTGGCAAACGCCGATTGAAATTTTCAACGCGCTCGACCGCGAGTTTGGCTTCTGGCTGGATGTGAAGAACCAACTTATTTGATACTAACCAAATATCCGGGATTATCCGGGAACAAATCAAAACAACTGGGTATTTTCAGGCGCTTGCAGGTGGGAATTGAAAAAACCAATGAGGCTTTCTATTTGATACCATATCTGTGGATAACTTAGGAATTTGCAAAATAATTGATACATCCGATATATTGACTTCAAATTATTTTAAAGATCGAAAACAATAACTTAGCTAAAACAACAATCGGAAAATGAAGTTTTTTAACCCCTTTTATAAAGTCACATCTGTTTCTTTTTGTTATTTATTCAGCGGGAAAAGAACCTGGATTCGCTCTTTCCCCATGATTTAAATCACTGTTGTTCCATATTTCTAACGCCACTACCTGCGCTCATGGTTATACCCGGTGCATTGACTTTAACACTGGTGACCTGCACCCGGTCATCTTTAACAGAGACCTCGATACTGCCTTTCAACTGCTGGGGTAGGAATGGGTAGCTATACTGGTTCTGGTGCTGCATTGAAGCCCACGGAGACGGGTCCTGATAGCCTGCAGGTGACTGAGTCGAAGATTCAAGCCAGTTCTTTAAATCCCCCCACATAGTGGAACGTGAGTTATTTTGTTGGACCCGCTTTATGAGTTCCTCCCGACCCTTATCGGAGAAAGGATCGTAATCTAACAAATCTAAGGACTCATTAAGCATAAGTGCTGCCGTGGCGGCGCGGCCAATACCGCCTGGTAAATTTGAAGCAAGATTAAGGATTTTTTTAAATGGGCTATCTTCTTTATCTCCGCCCAGCCCGCCAGCTGGCCAGTTGGTCACATAAACAGGCATTACCCCGGAACCGAAAGCATCAGCAACATCCCCTAGTAGCCCCTTACCTTTACCGGGGGTAACCATATCCCAGATATTTTTACCGAATTTAAATGCTTTCCTTGCGGCGATAATCCCGCCTATCGAGACGGCTACATTCTTGCCAAACTCCAGCCACTCCTGGACAACATTTGGATCTAAGTTATTAATGACATCCGCAAGTTCCTGAATAGGCTTGGCCAGATTTTTATTAGCGAATTTCTCCAGGGTCGTTGCCAGACGCTGCATAGCTGATGTGAAATCTTGTGATGCATAAGCTGCATCTTCAACGATGCTCTGGCCATCAGCGATGACCCCCATGTAAGTTTTGAGTTTTTTTGCGCCAGCCTCTCCGGTAACACCTGCAATTAAATCCATGCTGTCCTGGTTAAATCCGGCTTCAGTGAGGCGTCCTCGTTGTTTTTTTATTCCTCCTTTAGAGGATCTCGCTGCAGTTTCCTGAAGTAACTCAGGGAGGGGGCGCATTGCTCCGTTACTGTCGAACACGTTAATACCGTTTTTCTGCAACGTTTTAACAACCTTAGGGTTCTGAAGGTCACGGATGAAGTTTTCGACTGCTGTTGCTGCTTTATCTTTATTAGCAGTTACATCCATAGCAGACTCAGCTACGGTCATTACATCCATTGCGCCTTTGACACCTTTTCCACCTACAGCTGCGTACATGGATAACGATGCAGGAAGCTTTTCCGCTGCATCTTTAAGTTCGAACGCACCTTCCTTTCCTAGCCGATTCATCCCATCAAGGGCTAGAAGCGTCTGCTTTTTATCTTCGATCTGAAGTTTTTTATACTCTGCGATAAGCCCACCAAGAGTAGCTCCTTCCGCACCTGAAGCGGCTATTGCCATACCTATGTTGTCGGTGTTTTTGAGCGCAAGATTTAGATCTCCAGAGCGTCCATTGATTTCTTCAAATGCGCCCTGAATTTCACTGGTATCGACGCCAAACTTGATCGCTACGTTTTGGGATGTATCGAAAATATCAGCAATTTCTTTTCTCGTTTTACCGGCAGTAATTCCCATTCGGGTCAGACGCCGATCTAATTGTTGGTAATTTCGTAACAAGGCACCACCGGCAAACCCAGCAATCATAGTGGTGTATCGATTTCCCAGCGCATCAAGGCCGCGACCTGCGGCAGCAGATGTCGCTTTAACAACCGACATCGCCCGCTGATTGGTGCGGGCGAACTCGGACATGTTGGCACCATACTGGCGGGCTTTGGCGGTCAGGTTGCCGGTAAGGTTAATCAGAATTTCTGTATTCAGCCTGTTACTCATGCGGATTCCTTAATGATTAAAGGCTGGTTAAACCAGCCTTTAAAAGGGTTAAAGGTACGGACTGACGATGATTTCAACGCGTTTGTAGTTCGGGTTGTCTTCACCGTTATCCAGCTGGCGGCGTAAGAGAATTTTCTCTGCTGCCGACCGCAGGGAGACCGGAACAACAATAATCGACGGAACAATACCGAGTGGATCGCCGCTGCTGCCCTTGATGGATAACATGCCGTCATAGACCTGGCCGAAAGATTCTTCCGTCAGATCGTCGTAAGATGCGGCGGCACACTGCCACATCCCGTACCCCACATTCAGACGACCATCCACGCCGAACAGGTAGCGGTTTTTAAGAAAGACTTCAGCATCTTCCGGGCGTGTAACTGCCGTCATAACGATGGGGCGACGGTTCTGATAAATAAAAGGCTTCAGCCCCTGAGTGGCATCAAACAAATACCATTTTGGTTTCAGGTTCGATTCCGACGCTGTGCCGTAGATGTTGGATAACGTGCCGTCATTAACCGGATGGTCAGTATCAAAGAAATTCTGGCCATCAATACCCAGTGACGTGTGGCCTTTAACCATCGCTTCGAACATAAGCTTGTCAGGAAACTGTGCTGCTTTCCGTCCGTATTGTTCGAAAATCATAGAATATTTGCCATAGTCATTATCTTCAAAATCTTCACGCTTGATTGAGATGCTGCTTTCAAACGTTTTATTCTTGAGAATATAATCCTGAGTGGACAATTCTTTTAACTGGCGGTCGGCGAGCCATTCTTTAATTTCCGGGAATTCTTCCAGAAAACCATAAGCGTTAGACCCGGAGGACGACGGAACTTCATTAGCAAGCTGAACATGGCTCGGCTGGTAAGCTTTTGTACCCTGTTCAAACTTAACGTTAAAGGCAACCTGAGCATCAGCAACGATGCCATCAATATTTACAGAATCAACCATTCTCTTTCCCCAGAGCAGTCATATAATCATCTTCGCTTACGCCAGTATTACGACACACTGCAACCTGACTCTCATTTAATCGACTATGTCCCGTACTTGAATAAGTACGATGACTTTTAGCCGTGTTCACCATTTTCCCGTAAGTATTTAACTGAATTTTGGCAAACTCCCGGAATTGCTCTTCGCCAACCTGAAAGCACATCGCAATAAGCTGCTCTCGCTGGGCCGGGCAGAAAATTGCCTGAGCAATAACGTCATCAACGATTTTATTAGCTGTCGATTCTTTTTCCCGGTTAAGTGCTTTCAGTACATCCTGAGGAGAACTGATACTTTCCACCCCTAACGCCTGAGCCACTTCTCCCCATTCATCCTGCGAGTTAAGTGCCAGCAGGGTTAAATTGGGCTTATTGGTCAGCGCCACACTTCTGAGGCGGGTGATTTCGCCACTCGTTGTGTGGTTGAATGCCGGAGAAATAAAACGGTATTCTTTATCGACAATTGAATTATTCGCTTTTTTAGTCCAGTCAACTTTCCCCCAGACCGAACCATCATCACGAACCTCCACAGATTCTATCCAGCCAGCGGCGGGAGCCTCGTCACCTTTTGGTGCTTTAACTTCTGTTGAATGCTCGTAGTCAATAACAAGAGACATGCCTTGTTTGTTGAAAGCCTCAGCAACTTTTTTAGGATCGCTCAGCCGCCAGCTACGACCATCACGGCCAACAATATCCGGCCCGGCCGGAAGTAACTCGATCCATTCAGGGGCCGCTTTTTCTGCGTTTAACTCAGAACATAAAGCCATTACGTTCATACTTATCACCACACCGTGTTCAAACCACGTTCAAATCGCTCCAGAAACGTTTAAGTGGTTTCAGGTGCTACACGTGTGTAGCCTGAACCAGAAAAAACGCCCAGAAGCCCGTTAATGCGTTTTTTGTTTCAGGCGTTCCCCGATGCCTGCAACCTCATCCTGGAACCCGTGAACCAGCAGGCTGATTTCTTCGACCTGTTTAAGTGTCAACTCGTATTCGTCAGCGGCTTTTTCTGCGCCAAAAGCATCAGCGTAAGCAGCAACTTTGGTGCAGAAAATGAGATGTGCACAATCTTCCTCCGCTTCCGGCATCAGGTTCTCTCCAAGCTGAGCCTCCATCACCCGCACCATGACCCGACCGACAAAGGGGATGCCGTTAATTTCATGCTCAGGATCAAGCCCAATCTCTTTACAGGCGGCAATAACACCCTGTTCCACAATCTTTAAAGGCTCAGGGAGATTCTTGCGCATCGTTTCAATACCAAGACTGATACCAGCGCTGAATAATTCTTTAGATAATTTCATTATTTTCCCTCGTATTCTTTTATTGCCTGTCTGACGGATTTAATAACAAGCGTGATTGCTTTAAATGAAACGCCGTACTTTATTGCAAGTTGCTGCGTACCCATTGTGTAGCTGTCAGTATAAATATCTATTTTATTAACCAACCGCTTAAGCAATTCACCTTTCGGAAGGTAAAATTGCATGCCACCAATATCATTCATAATGGTTATGGCCATTATGAGCGCCTTGGTCATTCCGTTCATATCATCTTCAGGATTTACACCAATCTTCTTTAACGCATTTTCCAGTGCGCCAATAAGATAAGAAACACCTTCGCCCGGATTCTGGAGATCTTTTTCTCTGACAGCCGTGAATGCGCGATTCCGAATACTCTTCAGATTCCCCGTGTAATTGAAGTCGGGACTGAAATTTATCATTTCCTGATAAAATGAATCTTTATCATAAACGGCCATAAAATCTTCGAAATACTTCGTGCCTGCAACATCACAGAAAAAATTGATTTCAACAGTATCACCAAATTTTTCACGAGCTTTTTCAAACTGTTCTTTAACCAGCCTGATATAGATACTTGTATCACAAAGGTTATACCTGTATCCCATCTTACGGATAAACGAAAGCGTTTCCTGTCCGGTGCGGGTAAAGCAGGAAGATGTAATAAATTTATTTATTGCTGTTATGTCTTTGTGTGGGGCCTGGGCCAGCAATGTATTAAAGTTTGTATTCACCATATTCCGCCTTTAGCTTTCTTATGTACCTGCACATGGCTGATTTTGAAGTCCCGTAACCCAGCAACCCCGCGAACCTTACGTTATCTTTGACGTTTCTGAATCGGTTGGCCTTTATATGTTCATCCAGCGCGTTCTTGTCATGGATGGTTAGAAACATTAACTTTTTCAGGATGCCCTCCCTTTCTTTAACATCCGGGGCAGAGTTCATAAGTGGGATAAAGTGATTCTAACCGGGAAAAAGTGACATAGTAAAAGGAAGAGGGTAAATGTGAATTTAGAAAGGGAGCGTGCGCTCCCTTTTGATGGTTGGTTATCAGGTTTTATCTTTATCCAGTAGTTCGAGTAGCCTGTCGAGCTTTGCTTCTACTCGTTGCATCCACTGGATATCATTTTCACTAATTCTTTTTAATGTATCCCTGTGAGTTCGGACGTGGTAACTTCCGGCAGCACCTTCCGTTACTCCATCGCGCTTTCTCAATAGTGCGGAATATCGCGATAAAGCAGTGCGTGAGGAAATTACATCATAGAAGCGAAGCCATTCAAGCGCCTCAGAGTAACCCCCATAACCATTGCGGCGTAACATATCGTCAAATTGTTGACGCTTATCTTCGGCTAACCGAAGAATAAAATTCCTACCCCTGACGTCCATTACGATTCCTCAACTCTCTGTCCCACCAACAAATAGAATTATTAACAAATGCAATGTACTCCTGAAGTCTGTTAATTTCCCCAAGCGCTGACAACCTTTTAATAAAATTAGGATCCTCGGGCGTTAAACCTGCAATGTGATCTAACATTTCATCAGCGCAAAAAGATAATGCCTCTCTCATGGCATCAGCCTCTTCATGAAATGAAAATGCCCCTTCTTCTCCGACGCTGGCGATAATTTTCTTCATGTGGTCATCATCCAGGCTGAACTGAAGCATTTCAACAAGGTTGCAAGTTTTCATTTTGCACCCCCGACAGGCAGGCGGCAGGAGAAAATGAGATCATAGTCCGGCGCATAACGTTCACGGGCGCTTTTTTCATCGGCTGCAATGGTGCGGAGCATGACCGGGCGAGATTTCGGCAGGTGGCGGTTGATTGCCGCGAACACATAGGTAAACTTACTGGTAGCCATGACGTTATCCTCTTAACGTTATCGGTCAGACGCCCCGGCAGTGTTCCCGCACCTCTGGGGCGTTGTTTTTTTTTGGTAACCCATGTTAGTGTATGGACCTAACAAGATTCATACTATTCTAACGGGTCCATACATGTCAACAATCAGGCGGGACAAAAGCCCAAAAGGTGCAGGTAAGTCACCTATTTTTAGTGTCCGATTGACACCAGAGTTTAAGGAGCAGCTTGATAGCGCTGCCGCGAGGGCCGGGGTTAGCCTTGGGAACTGGTTGAAAGAGCTGGCACGCGAAGAATTACGTAGGCAGGGAGAGGAGCCAAAAGGCTAACGGATTGCATCCGAGTTACTTTCTTTTCTCGCAACCACAAAAGAACCAGATTGAATTAATATTCACAATTAGTGAATATTAATTCAAATTAGACATAAAATCATCCGTCTTTAAAAGCACGTCATAACAATCTGATTGCTATCGTTTTTTCCTGCTTTTGTTTCTTTTCTTGGTATCAAATAAATTTCAAAACGGTATCAAAATTTTTCGTGCGCTATATGGATGCTGCAGCCTCTGAGAGTAATGCGCTATGCGCTCACTATCTCACTGAGCTGGATGACTCGCTGAACAGCGAATGGGCGTCATACGGTGCGATCTGGTGTAACCCGCCCTATTCCGATATCGGTCCGTGGGTGGAAAAAGCTGCTGAGCAATCCCGGGCGCAGTCTCAGGTCGTAGTGATGCTGTTACCTGCTGACATCTCTACTGGCTGGTTTATTTCAGCCATGCAATCAGCTGATGAACTCAGGCTGATAACGGGTGGCCGTGTTCAGTTTGTTCCTGCATCCGTTACAGGAAAGCGCCAGAGCAACCCAAAAGGCTCGCTCCTGTTTATTTGGCGCCCGTATATCACCCCGCGACACATCATCACGTCCATATCGCTGGCTGAGTTAAAGCGGATCGGGAATCTGGAGGCTGCATGACGCCTGAAGAAAAAGAAAATGCTCTCCGCGCCCAGGCTCGTCGCTGCGCAGAAGAGATAACCAAAGCGATGAGCGTAAAGCCTAAACCGAAGTGGAACGCTGTATGCCCCCCCATCCTTCGCAAGCACTACGAGAAGGTAAAGCCGATGGGTGTCAGCCTGGTGAAATTTGTCAGTGTTATTGGCCGCATGAATGGGCGGTATGGAGTGGAATCATGAAAGAACACGGAATGATTTTTAACGGGGAGATGGTGCGGGCCATTCTCGACGGCCGGAAGACGCAGACCCGGCGGCCTATCAAATGGAAACAGACTCGGTTCACTGAAATTGGTGAGCGCGAAGACGGTAGCAAATGGCCGTGGAGCGAAGATGCAGAGCATGCTTGCGACTTCTGGCACCCATGCCCGTTCGGCGCCGTCGGCGACCGCATCTGGGTAAGAGAGACCTTTTGCCCGGTAGATGACACTCAGTATGGCGGGGAGAAGTGGGTGGATTACCGCGCCACACCTCGTTATGAAGCCAGCCATCCTGCAGGCTGGGACAGCGCGCCTAATGACGCTGAAGCCCTCAAATGGCGCCCGTCAATCCACATGCCGCGCTGGGCAAGCCGCATTCTGCTGGAAATCACTAACGTGCGCGTGGAACGGCTGAACGCTATCAGCCAAGAAGATGCTCAAGATGAAGGCATGGAGCTTACCGGTTGGCGACCAACATACTCTGACCCGGATAGTGGCGGAGAGGTTTTGACGTCATATGACAACTTTGCGCAGTTGTGGGAATCCATCTACGGCGAGGAAAGCTGGAAAGCCAACCCCTGGGTTTGGGTTATCGAGTTCAAGCGCGTTGAAGGCGGTGCAGCATGAGCGCAGAAATCATCGATCAGGCCAACGAGTTAGAGGAACTCCAGCGGGAAGCCGCCATTGCGAAATGTCGCATCAACCATGCGGCGGTATCGGCTACTCACTGCCGCGACCGCGGGGAAGAGATACCCGAGCGGCGCCGGGAACTGGTGGCGGGTTGTCAGCGCTGCGCTGACTGTCAGGAAGAGTTTGAAGAACGTGGTAAGCATTTGGCTGTAACGAGAGGTGGAAGATGAAACATGAGATGCAACCAGATAGCCTTGTTGATCTGAAGTTCATCATGGCGGATACTGGCTTTGGAAAAACCTTCATTTACGACCGGATTAAGTCCGGCGATCTCCCCAAAGCCAAACTCATCCACGGCAGAGCAAGGTGGTTATATAGTGACCACTGCAAATTCAGAGAAAAGCTCCTGTCCCGCTCCGATGGGTAA